CAGGGCGTACAGGGAGTACAAGGTGTCCAAGGCGTACAAGGTCGTCAGGGATTACAAGGGTTACAGGGATTACAAGGTGTACAAGGTGTCCAAGGCGTTCAGGGCATTCAAGGTCTTAGTGTTACATGGCAAGGTACTTGGTCTAGCACATTTGCATATACGCAAAATGACATTGTATATGAAAATGGTAGTAGCTGGATTGCAGTATATCCATTTACTAGTGGGACATTCACAGGTCAACGTCCAAGTGATGCAAATACTACATATTGGGGACGTTTAACTCAACAAGGTATTCAAGGCCTACAAGGCCTACAAGGCGTACAAGGTGTACAAGGTGTACAAGGTGTACAAGGACGCCAAGGTCTACAGGGATTACAAGGCTTACAGGGCGTACAGGGTGTACAGGGCGTACAGGGAGTACAAGGCTTACAAGGTGTACAAGGTGTACAGGGTGTACAAGGTGTACAAGGTGTACAAGGTGTACAAGGTGTACAAGGTGTACAAGGTATTCAAGGATCTGGATTCAAGTGGGCAGGTAGTTGGAGTGCAAGTACATCATATCTAGCAAACGATATTGTATTATATAATGGTAGTACTTGGTTGAGTTTGGCAAATGCTAACTTAAACAACAATCCAGTTACAACAATTAATGTTTATTGGGATCTACTTGGAGCTCAAGGTGTACAAGGTATTCAAGGTGTACAAGGTGTACAAGGCGTACAAGGTGTACAAGGACGCCAAGGTCTACAGGGATTACAAGGCGTACAGGGTGTACAAGGTGTACAGGGTGTACAAGGTGTACAAGGACTACAAGGCCTACAGGGATTACAAGGTTTACAAGGTGTACAGGGTATACAAGGTGGTCAAGGTATACAAGGTATCCAAGGTTTTGGAATAACTTGGAGAGGTACTTATAGCAACATTACTACCTATTATCAAAATGATGTAGTACTTGAAAACGGTCAGAGCTGGATTGCTGTTTATCAATCAGGTGGATTTAACGGGATACGTCCAAGTGACGCAACTACTACCTATTGGAACAAAATGTCTAGCCAAGGTATCCAAGGTATCCAAGGTATCCAAGGTGGTCAAGGTATCCAAGGTATCCAAGGTGGTCAAGGTATCCAAGGTATCCAAGGTATCCAAGGTGGTCAAGGTATCCAAGGCACACAGGGTATACAAGGTGGTCAAGGTATTCAAGGTCAACAAGGTATCCAAGGCATTCAAGGTGGTCAAGGTATCCAAGGTACACAGGGTATCCAAGGTATTCAAGGTGGCCAAGGCATTCAAGGCATTCAAGGCATCCAAGGCGGTCAAGGTATCCAAGGTCAACAGGGTATTCAAGGTAGAGGATTAAGCTACAAAGGAGCTTGGGTTGGCGGCACAACTTATGCTGTTGATGATGCTGTATTCTATCTAAGTGGATCTTATGTATGTATATTAGCGCATAGCACAAGTCAAGCGCCAAGCACTTCTCCAACATATTGGAGCCAGATGTCCGCGCAAGGAACTCAAGGTATCCAAGGCATCCAAGGTGGTCAAGGTATCCAAGGTACACAAGGTATCCAAGGTGGTCAGGGTATTCAAGGTATCCAAGGCATTCAAGGTGGTCAAGGTATCCAAGGTACACAAGGTATCCAAGGTGGTCAGGGTATTCAAGGTCAGCAAGGTATACAAGGTACACAGGGTACACAGGGTACACAGGGTACACAGGGTACACAGGGACAGCAAGGTATTCAAGGTACACAAGGTACACAAGGTACACAGGGTACACAGGGTACACAGGGTACACAGGGTACACAGGGACAGCAAGGTATTCAAGGTACACAAGGTACACAGGGTACGCAAGGTGTACAAGGTACACAGGGTACACAGGGTACACAGGGACAGCAAGGTATTCAAGGTACACAAGGTACACAGGGTACGCAAGGTGTACAAGGTCAGCAAGGTGTCCAAGGTCGCCAAGGCACACAAGGTATAACTGGTATCCAAGGTAATGATGGTACACAGGGTATTCAAGGTCGCCAAGGCATTCAAGGTACAACAGGATTCCAAGGACTACAAGGATTTTACGGTGCTCAAGGTAATGAAGGTCCGCAAGGTACAGTTGGTACTCAAGGACCAGTTGGAGTTGGTACTCAAGGAACTGACGGCGCCCAAGGTGCTACTGGAACAGCGCCAGCAGGTACTGTGTTGTTAAGTGATTTACAAACTTGGGTAGCTAGTTCGGAGACTTGGACTGATTTCCAAATATTGATAGCTGGCTTATCATAAGTAATATAGAGGATAGATAAATGCCAATTAATTTAGACCAGACGGGCCCATCGCATTTACTCAGTACTGATGAGGATGGACTCATACTGGATGGCAGTCAGGTTATCAGTAAGAGTATTCACGTTGCTGCCACTCCTCCTCAGAATTTAAAATTACTTTGGTTAGATACTACTCAAGCAGGTTATGCTGCCTTTCCATTAGGTGGCGGAACTAATTATGTTTTACGCACTGATGGGCTTGGTAATGTCAGTTGGGTACCACCTAGTAGTCTAGATGTTACTAGATATCGTTATACTGCCAGTACTCTCACTACAACAACAGGTATAGATAATGGATCTACTAAGTCTGTTATAAGATTTAACAATGCATCAATGAAAGATGCTGACACTATCTACATCAGTAATTATGATTTGGCCGACAATGACATATCAGAATTTTTAGATAGCTTGAATTTATTTGGAAATGATGTTAGAAGAGGCTATATCAAAGTTGAAAAACAAAATAATCCAAATTGGTTTTTGATTTTTCAATATAAAGTAGTCACAGTTAATGATTATTATACTGAAATAACAGTAAGCATAGCTAGAAGTCAAGGTAATTTTACTAATGATGACCCAGTTTATGTGACATTTAGTTCAAGTGGACCAGAAGGCCTTCCACAAGATCTCACAATATTTGCCACCATAACCACTCAACAGACATTAACCAACAAGACATTGACCAGTCCTTACATCAGTGGATTGAGTTTGCTCGATGGAAACATAATATTTGAAGGCACTACGCCTAATAGTTATGAAACAACATTGTCAGTAGTTGATCCAACGGCAGATAGAACGGTCTTCATCCCAGATGCTAGTACAACTTTGGTGGGAACTGACGTAGATCAGACACTATCCAATAAGACATTAACCAGTCCTTATATTGATGATCCTGTGGTAAGGAACTCAATGACCGTTCAAAATGACATTTATGTAGCTTCTGACAATATGAACTTGTTGGAATTAGAAGGTTCTGACCCAAATATCATACTTAATCAGACGGTGACGGGCAATAATACCATACATTTTCAATCAAATGGGATAGAAAAATTTGCTATTGGGCGCAATTCAAGCAATAATTTTTATTTTACTAGAAAAGATCTTGATGACAATTGGATTAATGACACACTAGTTATTGATATTAATACTGGCTCTGTTAGCATTGGATCTTTAGAATCCAGCTCAGATATCAATTCAGGAGCATTAATTGTTGCTGGCGGAGCAGGATTTGGCGGTGATGTTTATGCAAACGGATTGGAAAACACCCCAATTGGAGCAGTAATACGTAATTCAGGATCATTTACCACAATAAGAGCCAATGGTGATGTAACTTTAACCAGTAGTACTCAAAGTGATGATGCTGCTAGTGGTGCTTTGGTCTTGTCAGGTGGTGTTGGAATTGCTAAAAATTTACATATTGATGGTACAATTTATGCTGGGGCCAAGGCCTATAATGAGTCAACATTAACTGGATACAACTTAGTAGTACAAGGCCCTAACGCTAAAATGCGTATTGGACCTAATTATACAGCAGGCGGTGATAGAAATTATGTTGATATACTAAGTCAGAACACTCTTAGCACTATTGTAACAGAAAATGATAACTTTTTGATTAAAAATCTAAGGGATAGTGCTTTAATCACTTTAGATGCACCTAATGGAACTGTAAATATATCGTCTTTAAAGGCTAGTAATTCAAATTCTACAGGTGCGTTAACAGTAGTTGGTGGTGTGGGAGTACAAGGCAGCATATATGCTAATGATATGTACAGCAACAACAGTCAAGTAGTCACATTAGCAGCCAGTCAAACCATATTAAACAAGACATTAACAGCACCTACAGTGTCAGATTTAACATTAACTGGTGCATTAACTGTTGGCGGCACTGCTGGAATTATTGGTCAATACCTACAAACTACAGGTACTGGCATACAATGGGTTAATCCGTCTGCCTCGCCCACGGTGGTTTTTACTAAAGATGGTGATCAGACTACAACAGGCAGTGGAGCAGTGGTTAGATTTAGTTCAACTCCATCGTTACAAGTAGGTGCAAGTTTTGGCACAATGGCTAATAGTGGTATTTTTACATTTAGTGTGGCAGGGTACTATCAAGTTATTGTACACTATAATTTGGGTGCAGCAGGTGGCGGTGATGCTATGCCAATTAGTGATTTTTGGGGTAGACTCAATGGAGCGGATACACCCACAAAATATTTGCAGTTATATTCAACAGCAGTTAGAAGAGGCACAATAATAGACATATTTCCTATAGATAATGTTGGGGATACTGTTAGTTGGTTTGCCAATAACGCAATTACCATATTAGGAACTGGTGCTACAGCAAGTAAAATCAGTATAGTTCGAATAGGTTAATCTTGACAAAGTAAAAAATTCCAGTATAATACTAGCATAGATAACTATGTTATATGATAGATTTAGGAATGTATTGTCTTTGTTATGTAGGCAAAGAACACAAAAAAATTCAGTTTGATCAGCGAAACATCATGTGTGGCGCTGCCAATTATGCACCTGCAGACTATGTTAATCTTCAGCATAGAGGGTTCATTATGGATAATATTGGTGAAAGTATTAGCCATATGAACAACGATTTTGGTAGTTTAACTGGATTATATTGGGTTTGGAAGAACGCCCAACATGAATATAAAGGCACTAACACATATAGAATTTATTGGGATGAGGAATTCGATCTAAAACCTAATAGAGTATATGTTCCTGAAGCCAAAGATATAGTTACAGCTATAAAAGGGTTTGCGCCTCATGTGGATAATGTCTATGATCATTTTAGTCATTGCCATAATAATTTAGGATGGCAGTTACTTTATGGTTTAGCAGGGGATCGAAGAATTCCCATTACAGTTGATATGATTAATGGGTTAAGAAATTACAAATATCTCATACCATTTCATATGTTTACAGCAGATTCTGCTACTTTTGACCGTATATGTGAAGTCCTTTTCACTGTATTGTTTGAATTTCACGCTAATTATGCTAGTTTTCTTCCTGAAATATACAATAGAAATCAGCAAATTAGATTTTATGACTTTTTTGGTGAACGTATTTTACACCTTATACTAACTAACAACTATCATTTTTTAGGCAACGTAGATGTTGCACATTTAAATATACTGGATATAGATCATCATGCTTGAAGCAGATAAAATTCAACCTCATTTATTAGAATACATTAAAGATCCAACAGATCCTGAACGCAATTTTGCCATAGGATTACAGTATGACTTGTTAGGTCAATCGGCTAGTGCAGTCAGTTTCTTTTTAAGAACAGCTGAACGCACTGACGATGATCTTTTACGTTATGAATGTTTGCTTAGAGCAGCATTGTGTTTTGAACGTCAAGGTTCTAGGAACTTTACTGTAAAAGGTCTACTACTTCATGCAGTGGCGTTGCAGCCAAAGCGTCCTGAAGCATACTATCATCTTAGTAGATTTTATGAAAGAAAGCCTGAAGATGGTCATTGGAATGAATGTTATACAGCAGCCAGCATTGGTGAAAGTGTTGCCAGTGATATTGTAAATGGATTGCGAACAGACATAGGATATCCAGGTCGAGATGCTATTAGATTTCAAAAAGCTCTAAGTAGTTGGCATTGTGGATTGTGTGATGAGTCTCGTAGTTTGTTTAAAGAGTTAATGCGTTCAAAAGAACTTTCAGAGGACTACAAAAAAATCATTTATAATAACTTAAAATACATGAGTAACTATGTAGAAATTCCTTTTGATAATTTTGAGCCTTCTAAGCATCATAAGCTAAGACACTCTTTCCCAGGTTCAGAAACTATTGAAACAAACTATAGTGAAGCTTATCAAGATATGTTTGTATTGAGCATGTTAAATGGTAAAAGAGATGGCACATTTATTGAAATTGGTGCTGGTAGGCCTTTTTATGGAAATAACACAGCGTTGCTAGAACGTCAATTTAATTGGCGCGGTATTAGTATTGATTTAGATGAACGCCAAGTTAGTACAGAACGTCGTACACCTTTCCTAATTAAAAATGCACTAGAAATTGATTATGCTAAGATTATTAGAGAAATGAATTTAGGGCCAGCTGTAGATTATCTTCAATTAGATTGTGATCCAGCTGAAGTAACTTTTGAAATATTGAAAAAGATTCCTTTTGACGAATACAAATTCAAAGTTATTACCTTTGAGCACGATTACTATAATACAGAAAGAAAAGATTTAAGAGAATTATCAAGAGAATTTTTAAAATCTAAGGGATATACTTTGGTAGTTAATGATATTGCCCCAGATGAATGGCGTAATTATGAGGATTGGTGGGTATGTGCCGAGTATATTGACAAAGATATATTAAACAAGATGATTGTTATCAATGACAAGGTTAAGAAAGGCGAAGATTACGTTTTATCAGGTAGAGGTTAATAATGATTCCAGTAATAGGTACAGCGGTAGTTTTTGATACGTATTGGGTTTCTAGGCTGATAGCCAGTGTGGATTTCCCCGTAGAGAATTTTTTCATTGTTAATAACAATGGTAAAGGTGAAATTACAGAAGATCTTGATAATTTAGCCAAGATCAAACACAGATATATTAAAAAAATTCATGTATGCCATATGCCAGCTAATATGGGCGTGTCATTCTCTTGGAATTTAATTATTAAAAGTTATATGATGGCTCCATATTGGGTCATTGTAAATGATGATGTAAGCTTTGGTCCAGGATTATTGGCTGAAATGGATCTTAAAGTAAAAAGTGATCCAGAAGTGGGAATGATTCATGCCAATGGTGGAGATTTCAGTGTAGGCAGTTGGGATTTATTCTTGATCAGAGATACTGTGGTAAAGCAATATGGATTGTTTGATGAAAACATGTATCCAGCCTACAGTGAAGATGATGATTATATCATGCGACTTGTACATAAGCCGATTAAGAAAATCTTAGGTTTACAGAGTAATTATTATCACGGTGCCGGAGACAAGACTCAATACCATTTTTATGGTGGTAATACACGTCGTAGAGATCCTGAATTTCAGGAAAAAGTTGATGCTGCACGTGATTTAAATATTGATTATTTGACTGATAAGTGGGGCATTTACTGGCGTACTTGCTGGCCTTCATTTGAACCATGGGAAGGAAAGCCTCATCATCTAAGTGAGCAGCGCTATGATTTGGAATTTATTAGAAGTAAATATTTAGGATTTTAAATCAAGTCCATTACATCAAATACTGTTTGTAGCTTGGTCCTAATAACACGATTGTTAAAGCTACTACGCAATCCTTGATGTAATGGCTTTGGGGCAAGGTCAATTGTGCTCCAAGACCAACCTGCATGTTCATCACTGATGGTTGGTATAAATTCGTCTTCAACCAAACAGAGATATGTGTGAAAATTAAACACACTATCGTTGCTAACAAACGTTTCTAATGGGATTGATTTTAGAATTTCTGGAATGAACCCCAATTCTTCGTTTATTTCTCGCATTAAACCTTGCCAAGCATTTTCGCCAGCGTCATTAGTGCCGCCTACCAAGCTCCAAGTTCCTCTGTGTTTTCCATTGGCTTTTTGTAATAATAAGACACGACCTGTATTTTTAGCATAAAATAAAGCACCACTGCAAACAATTTTATCTTTCATAACAATATACGCCAATATCCTTTGAGGTATTCGCCCTCAAAACTTTTAACCCAACTAATTCCATTCCATCTATATTGAACGTTAGTATATATGTTAGTTAAATATCTCATGACATTTCTTGATGCTGTACTATCAAATAATACACGCCATTTTGTTCCAGTCCATTCAATTATGTCGTTGGTATTAGCTATAAAATCAGTGCCATCACTGTTTCGCCAAGCACCGGGACCATTCTCATTAACAAATAGTTCATAAGTTATGATATCATCTATTTGTGCTGAATTGGTTAATCTAATTACTAATTTTCCTTGAATATTTAATGATTCAAAATCTACAGGCTCGTTATTAACGTATATTTCAGTTCTTAAAATTTTGTGATAATCTACAGTAGTGTCTATTCTATTGCTGGAATTTTCTGCCACAAGCGTTTCCCTAATACCGCCACCAATATTATCAATGATCAAATATCTAGTCCCAACAGTGGATGCTGGTAAGCCACTGTTAGGTCCTTTGGTTTTTGGATCAATAATAGCATCAAATGTTCCTGGACTATTGGTTCGATATTCACTGATTAAATCGGTGTTACTTGGGTAAGTATCTGTGATCCATTCTATATTTAATATGGTTGTATCTAATGGATTAACAGCAATAGTGCCAACAACTTCTGTGCCATTGGGTTGAAGTAAAAATATTTTGCTAGTTCTAGAATCCCATTGGCCAATATGCTTATCAAATATCATATTCCAATTGACACTTTGTTCTGACTTTATATCAACATTTATCAAATCATTCACATGTGATCCACTGGCATCTGGATAGAATATTCTAGCTTGTCCACCATATACAATAAGGTTGTAATTGTCTATGACTGTGGCAGCAGCACCTACATTGTTTAATTGTGTGGGCGTTGCACCACCATCATCTACGCCTAATCCATCAATGTACCCGCCACTATTTCTTCCTATTTGACTGAACATGCCCATGGATACACTTTCGATGACACCTAGTCGTTTTACTTTACTTGGAGGACTGATCCATATAGGCATACTCAAAGTCATAGTAGCAATATCTATAGGGCTATCGGTCCCTACTGGAATTGATCGACTACTAAAGTTTAACCCATCCATGTATATTACACTTAAACTAGTCCAATCCACGTAATTATCATTGGTTTGAATTTCAAGACTGGGGTTGAACAACATCATCATTTGTTCTAAAATTTGTAATTTTTGCTCAGTACTTGATGTCCAAATATCTGCCTTTACTGTGAGTTTGTAAGGGGTGGGCATGATTCTTTCTATGGTATAGTTAGTGCCTTCAGTACTGGTATATTCATCTCTTCCTGTTTCTGGATTGAATTCTATATTACGTTCTCTTATGTTCATTTTGCCTACAAAAGTAGCATCGGCTAATCTATCTTTTTCCATTTCAAGACTACTAATATATACAGCAATTCTTGGCATGCTGTTAATTTTATTTTCACTGTTTTGTCTAATAATATTACCAACTTGACGATCTTGATCGCCATACATAACAGGCACTCTTGCTAGGGTGCCATCACCATATTTTACAACAAAGTTGCTGAGTAATCTTATAGTTTGTATAAGATAACGTCTTATCTGACCATCATAAAAAAATTGCATTAAAGATCTGCCTTAGGTTTAAGTGCTTTGCTCAATGCCTGTCTTTCTAGAACTTCCTTCCCACCAATAATATTAACATTATTGTTATTGATAAAGCCGGTTTTCTGAGTTGTTCGATCATCGGTATTGGTAAGTTTATGACGTACTGCATCTTCTACCTTGATCCAACGAATACCGTCATATCTAAATAATCTATTTGGTGCAAAATCAGTTCTTAAATAGTAATCATTGAGGTATGGACTAGCTGGAAAAGTTACACCATGACCAAAATCATAGCCGTTAGGTGGGAACCCATCTCCTAACAAATACCCCACATAACCACTTCTAACAGCACGACCATGTATTCTACTAGTATCAAGCCCCATACTGCTGGCATCAGGTGGGGTCATATTGTCATCTACTGTTTCCAATATGGGATTGCCATTGGTAGGATCGATAGCCAATGTATAAAATTGTCTAGTTTCATATCCACTTAATGGAGTATCTGCTTCAGCCTGTGTTATGATGGCATCATTAATTTCTAATTCTTTGCCTTTGGTGCTTAACACTTCACGTAGAGTTTGATTTGTAGGATCACCGTTGGCATCGGCAATAGGTTGATCCAGTATGTCAGCAAACTGTTGTGAGTCTGTAATTTTCTTAAGTTTTAATCTATATAAGTGTGGCCACCAAGTTATACTATACCCTTCACTGGCTCTACTAACGTCTTCAATAACAAAATATCTTGGTAGGGCAATGTTATAATCGTTTAGGGCAAACTCATCTTTTAAGTGCGGCATTTCAACTACATCGCCACTAATTGGCTTGCGACCTATGGTCTGTATCCAATCGTTAATATGCACAGTGGCAAACACGGTGTCGTTGTCAATAAACAAGCCAAATTGGCTGAGATTAAAGTCTAAGTTTTGTACATTATAATGTCCTCTAATCTTATAGATACTAGGATCATACTTTCTATCTCTATTTTCTAATAACAGTAAATCTTGTATTTGAGTAGGATTATAATCTGGTGTAACACCGTCTTTGGTATAAAAAGGCGTAGCAGCACTAGCGTTTGCTGCTGAACTTTTTACTCCCATATATTTGTGTAGGTAGAAATCTGTACCGCCAATGGCGAACATTTCACTGATCTGACGATCTATGAATTTATAATCGTTTCCTCGTTCTGGACGGTAAAGGCTGAGTCTAGGCATATGATATTTATCAGCTGATAAATATACGGGGAGAACTAATATGGCACCAGATACTACTATCGTTCAAGAAAGGGAAAACGTTTACAGATACTGTAAAGCCATGTTGGGCGATGGCATGGTAGATGTGGAATTGGACCCAATTCATTATGAAACAGCTTTGAATAAAGCTCTTGCCAAGTTTAGACAACGCAGTAGCAACAGCGTAGAAGAAGGATATTACTTTTTAGAATTTAAAATGGATACTAATGATTATATTCTTCCAAAAGAAATAGTTGAAGTGCGTAGTGTTTACCGTAGAACCATTGGATCTAGAACAGCAGGCGGTAGTGGTGGCACCAATTTTGAACCATTTAATTTGGCTTATACAAACACATATTTGTTAAACAGCACCATGTTGGGCGGTATAGCCACATATGAAATGTTTGCAGGATATCAAAAATTAGTGGGGCGTATGTTTGGTGCTTTTATTGAATTTCAGTGGATGCCAACCACTCATACATTGAGAATATTACAACGTCCATATGGCGAGGGTGAGCAAATTTTAATCAGAGGATATAACTATAGACCTGATGATCATTTGCTCAAAGACACCTATGCTGCTCAATGGTTCAAAGACTATACATTAGCCACATGCAAGGTAATTTTAGGTGAAGCACGTAGTAAATTTGGTCAAATTGCAGGCCCAGGTGGAGCAGGTGGATTGAATGGAACTGACTTAAAATCAGCTGGCAAAGAGGAAGTTGAGAAGTTGGAAAAGGATCTTGACATGTTTGTTGGCGGTGCAAGAGAAGGCTATTATTTCGTCATTGGCTAATTAATATTTGACTTAGATTATAAATTACTTTATTATTACAAAAAGGAGTTGCTTGTGATAATTGGTATTTGTGGATTTATTGGCAGCGGCAAGGATACTATAGCAGACTACTTGGTAAATTTTCATGAATTTAGGCGTGAAAGTTTTGCCAGTTCATTAAAAGACGCTGTTTCAGCCGTATTTGGTTGGGATAGGGATATGCTAGAAGGCAGAACAAAACAAAGCAGAGAGTGGCGTGATCAGGTAGATCCATGGTGGTCTAGTCGATTGAGCATGCCTAATCTTACTCCAAGATGGGTATTACAATATTGGGGCACTGAGGTTTGTCGCAATGGGTTTAATGATGATATTTGGATTGCCAGTTTAGAAAATAAATTAAAAAATACCAAAGATAATGTGGTAGTCAGTGACTGTAGATTTCCAAATGAAATAGCAGCCATTAAAAATGCAGGCGGCACTATAGTTTGGGTACAAAGAGGCATGTTGCCTAGTTGGTATTCTTTGGCATTGGCAGCTAACAAAGGTGATTTAGAGCAGAAAAAGCAGTTAGAAGACTTGGCAATTCATGCCAGTGAGTGGAGTTGGGTTGGTACTGAGTTTGATCTTGTCATAGACAATAATGACAGTGTGGAAAACTTGTATCGTCGAGTTGAAATTTTGATTTAAAATGGTGATTTTTATCCTCTAGTTTAGAGTCAAACTCAAAGATTTTCTCCATTTACTATAAATACAATGAGTAAGATTTAGGAGAAATCGAACAATGGCCCAATTAAATTCACCAGGCGTCGCCGTAACAGTTATTGACGAAAGTTTTTATGCTCCAGCAGCACCAAGCACAGTACCATTTATCCTTGTAGCTTCCGAAGAAAACAAGAAAAATGCCGCTAATACTGGTATTGCCACAGGCACATTAAAGTCTAATGCAGGTAAAGCATACTTAATTACAAGTCAGCGTGATCTAGCAGAAACATTTGGAACACCAATTTTCAAGACTGATGCTAATAGCAATCCAATTCATGCAGGTGAACAAAATGAATATGGTTTACAAGCAGCATATAGCTTATTAGGTGTCAGTAACAGAGCATATGTAGTAAGAGCAGACATTGACCTTAAGGCCTTAAATGCTAGATCAGAAGCTCCAACTGCTGAACCAGAAAGTGGTACATATTGGTTAGATACTGCCAATTCAAGTTGGGGTATTTTTGAGTGGAATAATGCTCCTAGATCCAATAAACTTGGCCAAAAGTTTGCAGCAAAAACTCCTATAGTTATTACAGACACTGCCAAAGTTGTTGATTATGCAGATGGTGATTATACTCCAAAAACTTCAGTTGGTGTAATTGGTGATTATGCCATTGTAAGTTTAATGGATTTGAATACTGATTATGATCAGCCTGATGTACTATATTATAAGAGTCCAGGGAGAAATGAAGCAGTAGGATATGATGCAGGTCTTGACGCAGGCACATGGGTTGCAGTGGGCAGTGAGGATTGGTCAATGAGTTGGCCAGCAGCAGTTTCAACATTAACCAGTGCAGTTCCACTTGGTGCAGGTGCTGGAACAACATTTGCAGTAAATGGGCAACCAGCTATTACTTTCAGAGAAGCTGATAATCCAGGTACTATTTCTTTACAAGAAGTGGCCACAAAGATCAATCTAAATTTTTATGATAATGGAGTTCTTGCAGTAGTACAGAATAATGTAATAGTTTTATATGCAGTAGGGCGTCAACCATTTTCAATTAGTGGTAGTGCATGTAGTGTTTTAGGATTAACACCGGGAATTTACTCTCCACCAACTTTGGCCATTCAGCCATTAACCAATGCTCCAGAATTTGCTCCAGTGTTTGTAAGTGGTCAAACACCAGGCACTAATGAAGGAGCAAGAACAGGCAGTCTTTGGATTAGAACTACTGAGCCTAAAGGCGGTGCAAAATTAGCACTAAAGAAATACAATGTAGTAACAGAAGCTTTTGATAAAATTATAGCACCTTTATACGCTACTGGCCATGCTGCAATTTTTGGTTTAGATAGAAGTGGCGGCGGAGTAAATATTGCTGCTGGTACAGTTTATTGTCAAACAAATACCACTGAAACTAGTAGTGATTTTGGTCCAAATGCTGCTGATTTTAGATTGTTTAGAAAGTCAATGCAAGGACCAAACAGTATTATCAGTAAGAAAATTGTTGCTGGTTGGGCAGAGTTTGAAGGCGGTCAAGGCATTGCGTTTAAAGAAGGTTTAGTTGGTTCAGGTGATTTATCTGATACAGTATATGTGGAATTTGAATTGAATGGTGATGCAGGTGATGCAGACATCATTGCTGGTACTATCAATGCTGCTGGTCTTGTAAATATTCAAGCTACTGTTGATGCACAAAGAAGAATTACTATTAGCCATAAATATGGCGGTGATTTTAGAATTGGTGAGGAATACAATGGCTTATTAAGTGCATTAGGGTTCCTAGACAACAGTAATGTTCGTGAAGCATATACATCTGTTGATGATACTAGTTATATAGTAAGCTTATGGGAGCCATTAAGACTTAGCGCTGGTAAAGATAGTCCTTCAACATTGACAGCAGATGGTACATTATGGTATAGCAGCGTTATTGATGAAGTGGATATCTTAGTTCACAATGGAAGTAAATGGGTTGGGTATTTACATTCAACCAGTCCTTATTACAATTCAACAGTTGATAAACAAACAGATCCAATGGGTCCATTAGTTAGTGCAACTGCTCCTTTATTACAAAGTGATGGAACATCTTTACGTAATGGCGACGTATGGATTGATACTAGTGATTTAGAAAACTTCCCTAGAATTTATAAATTTGACGAAGCAAAGTCAGGACCTATTGCTAAGAAATGGGTCGAGCAGGATGTCACAGATCAGAGCACACAAGATGGTGTACTATTTGACGATGTACGTTATAATACTACTGGAATGAACAGCGATGCACCAGGCGACATTGCTGATTTATTAGTCAGTGATTATGTTGACGTTGATGCTCCAGATCCTGCATTATATCCAAAAGGCATGTTGTTATGGAATCTACGTAGAAGCGGTTTCAACGTTAAGAAATTTGTGCGTAACTATATTAATATTGATGATGACAATATAAGATATGGCGATGAATCAATGGCTGATTATTATCCACATCGCTGGATTACAGTAAGTGCTAATCAAGATGATGGCAGTGGATCATTTGGTCGTAAAGCACAACGTAAAGTTATAGTTCAAGCATTACAAGCAACAATTAACAGTTCAACAGATATTCGTGAGGAAGCAAGAGTGTTCAACTTAATTGCTTGCCCTGGATATCCAGAGTTAATTGGCGAGATGATCACATTGAATTATGATCGTGCGCTAACTGCATTTGTTGTAGGTGATACACCACCAAGATTATTACCAGATGCTACTAGCTTAATGACATGGGGTACTAACCTACGTCTAGCAGTAGAAGACAATGATATTGGCGCACCAAGTTATGATGAATACTTGGCTCTATTCTATCCATGGGGATTCACCAGCGATAATATTGGTAACAACATTGTTGTGCCGCCAAGTCACATGATTTTAAGAACTATTGCATTAAGTGACAATGTTAGCTATCCATGGTTTGCTCCAGCTGGGACAAGACGTGGCGGCATTACAAATGCTACAAGTGTGGGCTATGTTGACGATGAAGGCGAATTTAAAGTTATTGCATTGAATAATGGTCAAAGAGATACATTATATGATGCAAAGATCAATCCAATTACATTCTTCACAGGTGTTGGGTTAGTTAACTATGGTCAGAAGACTCGTGCTAAGAACGCTAGTGCATTGGATCGTATCAACGTAGCAAGATTGATTGTTTATATGCGTAGACAGTTAGACATTATTGCTAAGCCATATGTATTTGAGCCAAATGATAAACTTACAAGAGATGAAATTAGTAACAGTATTGAAAGTTTCTTGCTTGAATTAGTTGGTCAAAGAGCGTTATATGATTATCTTGTAGTTTGTGATGATACTAATAATACACCAAGCAGAATTGATAAGAATGAGTTGTATGTTGATGTGGCCATAGTACCAGTTAAGGCTGTTGAATTTATCTACATACCATTACGCATAAAGAGTACTGGTGGTCTAAAATAATAAATAACTATAACGGAGCTTATAAATTATGTCAATTGCAACATTAAATAGATTTACAGTACCACTAGCTACAGATAGTAGTGCTAGCAGTCAAGGCACATTGATGCCAAAACTCAAATACCGTTTTAGGATTTTATTTGAGAATTTTGGAGTCAGTACACCAACTAGTGAATTAACCAAACAAGTACAAACAGCAGCCAAGCCAAACGTACAGTTTGCAAATACAGTTATTGAAACTTATAACAGTAAAATTAACTATGCTGGAAAACCAACATGGCAGGCTATGACTATTACTTTACGTGATGATGCCACTGGTGTTGTAAGTAAGATGATTGGTGAGCAGATGCAGAAGCAATTTGACTTCTTCGAGCAAGCATCAGCAGCCAGCGGTACAGATTATAAATTCACAATGAAAGTTGAAGTACTAGATGGTGGTAACGGCATATGGAATGCTAACATTTTAGAAACTTGGGAATGTTATGGTTGCTATATTGTAAGTGCAAACTATCAAAATTTAAGTTATTCTGAAGCAACGCCGTCAACAATTGACTTGTCAATTCAGCCAGACAACTGTATTCAAACTCCACAAGGTTCTGGAGTTGGTGCAAACGTTGGAAGAACTTTAAGAACAATGGCCACAGGTGGCGGTTAATAGATCTTTATTTTAAAAAGGGTCTTCGGACCCTTTTTTATTGGCTAGTTATAATAGCACTTTATCAAATACTATAAATAAACTATATGGCTAGTAAATTTAATTCATTATTAAATACTCTTGGTGCTGGATTCAATCTAAAAGATACAGCAAAAGGTCTTCTTAAACCTAAAGGCCAGCTTGGTGATTGGCAACATGCTTCTAGGACTTTTGTTGATGATAATTTTAGATTAGCACCCAAAGCAAAGTTTTTATATCATGTATATTTTGATATAAACAAAGGGGCGTTGCGTGATACAAGTCTAAAAGATCGTCATCAATTTGAGATTGGCCTTTTAGTTAAAGGTGTTGATCTTCCTAAATTTACTGTTAGGACAGCAACTTTAAATCAATATAATCGTAAAAAAGTAGTTCAATTAACACATGAGCATCAGCCTATGATTTTTAAATTTCATGATGATAGAGCTCATATAGTTAATAGACTTTGGCAAAATTATTATTCTTATTATTATTCAGATCCTTTAGTAGCTAAAAGCCAATTTTATAAAAGAAATGCTACAAAAGGTCCAGAAAATATTAATGTTAATTATGGATTTGATAATAACTCGTCAATACCTTTTTTTAATCGAATAGTATTATATCAACTTAATAAAAGAGAATATAACAGTTATACATTGATCAACCCTTTAGTTACTGCGTTTAATCATGATAGTCCAAATAGTGCAGAGCAAGCTGGCGGAAGTGCTGAATGTACTATGACAATAGCATATGAAGCAGTTTCTTATGATGTAGGGGCTATTGAAGGTGATAATGTCATAGGATTTGCTAAAGATCATTATGATAAGTTACCAAGCCCATTAAGTCCAGCAGGTGGCGGCTCTAAAACAATATTTGGCACTGGCGGTGTATTAGCAGGAATCTCTAGTGTAGCTGATAGTATTAGTAAGGGTGATTATTTCACTGCTGGTTTTGCGGCAATTAATACATATCAAAATGCTAAAGGATTGACCAAAGCAGGGATTGCTTCTGAGGGCAGTGCATTATTGGCAGGTGCAGCCGTTGCAGGAACAGCACTGGCTGTTAATGGATTAAAAGATACATTTTTTCCATCTAAAAAGCCTAATAATTCAACTACAGCTACACCTAGTCAAATAGGCGGTATGGGATAAAATATGAGTAATTTACCCTTAGACACTTCATTAAATAGTCAGGAAGTTAGAACATTTTTTGATAAGTTTTTTTTAGGTCAGGTTACTTTCCCCAGTAATCAAATTGATGCTGTGCTAGGGTTTTTTATTAAAAGAGGGTTTGGTGAACAAGCTGCTCGTAGTACAGGTATTGTCTTATTAAATCAAGCAAAATTAGATGGCGTTAATATTTTTGAAGTGTTGGACAATCTTAAAAATCTAAATGATACACAACTAAGTCAAGTAGTTACAGAGGTATTAAATTATTATAGGGTTCAAACTAGTGTATTAGGGTATAAAGTCAGTAATAATAGTAATACTTTTGAAAATCGTAATATATTGGTATGAGCAAGTTTGCTAAAGGTAAATTTACTCCCAAGTTTCCAGAAAAATATATAGGCATAAAAAGCCCAACATATCGCAGTAGTTGGGAGTTTGCCTTTATGAATTTTTGTGATAGCCATGCTAGTATACAAAAATGGGCCAGTGAAAGTATAAAAATACCCTATCAAAATCCTTTAACTAAGCGTGTTACTGTATATGTGCCAGATTTTTTCATACAGTACCTAGACAAAAATAATAATTTACTTTCAGAAGTTATTGAAATTAAACCACAAAATCAACAGCTTTTAGAAAGAGTTGGACGTAATACAGCTAGACAAGCACAATTTATTGTTAATCAATACAAATGGGCTGCAGCCACAGCATGGTGTAAAGGTCATGGGTTAAAATTTCGTGTGTTAAATGAGACAGATATTTTCCACCAAGGCGGAGCAAGATAAATAAGGTATGACTAAAAAATTAGAAGAAGTATTAAATTTACCTGAAAATAAAAAAATTGTCAAGGAAGAAGCTAAAAAGGCAGAAAAGCCAGAAGCTTTTTTAAGAGACATGGAAGAATTTGATAAAATCTCCGCAGCATTGCCTCAGGTCAAAGGCTTAGGTGACATAAGTGATAAAGAATTTGATGCTCTAGCAGATCGTGCCACTAATGCTTATGATGATCTTATGGATTTAGGTATGAATGTGGAAGCACGTTACAGTGGACGTATTTTTGAAGTTGCTGGTACTATGCTTAAGAATGCTATTGATGCTAAAGCCGCTAAGATTGATAAAAAGCTTAAAATGATTGAGCTACAGTTGAAAAAACAAAAAATCGATCAAGAAGCCAATTCTGATAATACTAAAGGTTTAGATATTCCAGGTAATGGTTACATTGTAGCTGATAGGAATAGTCTATTGGAAAAACTTAAAAATATTAAATAAATATAGCATATTGGAAAGATTATGAGCATATTTAAGGAATACCTAATAGAAAGCATTAAAACCTACGAATTTAAGGTTAAAATTGCCGGTGACGTTGACGATAAAATTGAAGAGAATATGAAAACTGCTCTTTCAAAGTTTGAATGCACCACTGTAACTAAAACAATGAGAACACCTATTGCTGAGACCCCAATGGATTTTCCCGAGCTTAGAAACATACAAGTTAATTTGTATGATGTTACTTGTGGGTATCCAGTGACCAGTCACGAGTTAGCAATTTATTTGTCAGAAAAATTAAAAATTAATCCCGTTCATTTAAAAGTTAGAACATTAAAAGAGCAAGAAGAAATAGAATATAATATTGATAGTTATAGTAGAGTAGGCACTAAAAGTGAAGCTATTTTAAATAAACCTTATGAAAAGGTAAACAATCAAGCAGTGGCAGGTGAAAAGGCTAAGTTAAGTTTTATAAAAAGTTTAGGTAAAGACCGCCATAGAGGTGAGCAATATAAAGGTGTTAATGATCAATTATTAGCCAAGAGTGCTCCTACAGAAAAAGCACATAACATGGAACAATCACAATTCTTAAAGAGTGTGTTAAGTTCAATCAACAGGACAGAATAATGGATTTCAAAAAACTATTACAAACTATAACAGATTTAGATCAAAACAAACAGATTTTAAAAGAATCCAATCAAACTGTTCAAGAGTGTGGTATTATGCCGTCAATCGGTGGAATGGGCATGATGAGTGGTGCTGGCCATCCTCCTATTACAATGAATGTTAGTATGAATGCTACAGGACCAGAAGGCATTCGTGACTTGTTGAATGTGTTAAAAGGTCATGGCGACGATGCTCCAGATGATGCAATTAGTAGTCCAGCAGGTGCAGTAGTTGCAGTTTCAGAGCCTGAGCATGATATGGGTCATGACATGGATGATATGGGTCATGACATGCATGGCATGGGACATGAAATAGATCATGACGAGAATGATGCGGGTGAATTAGAACTAGAATTAGATGAATATTCTAACAGTCCCGATGAAGAATATGCTGGTATGGCAGCAGCAGTGCCAAGTGGTGATGATTTAAACAAACCTAAACAGTCATTTAAACATAACTATCGTGGAGGCGACAACCCAATGAGTATGCCCATGCACGAAACTTTAAAATATAAGTTAAAAAATCTGTATACCGAAGTTAAAGGAAGATAATGTCCAAGTCTCTGGATGGTGTACTTACTAAGAAAGCCTATAAGAAAGAAAAGTATACCGAACAGCAGGTAGAAAATCTCTTAAAATGCAGTGATCCTGAAGTTGGATACTTGCATTTTTGCACTAATTTCTTTTATATTCAACATCCGGTCAAAGGCAAGTTATTATTTGAACCTTTTGATTACCAAGTAAGACTTCTACACGCATATCATAATCATAGATTTACTGTAAACATGTTGCCTAGACAGATGGGCAAGACCACCTGTGCGAGTGGGTACTTACTCTGGTATGCAATGTTTCATCCAGACCAAACTATTCTAATTGCTGCCCACAAATATACTGGTTCGCAGGAGATTATGCAGCGTATTCGTTATGCATATGAGCTTTGTCCTGACTATATTCGATCTGGTGTGATCAATTATAATAAAGGTAGTATAGAATTTGACAATGGATCACGTATTGTATCTGCTACAACTACAGGCAATACTGGTCGTGGTATGAGTATATCCTTATTATATTGCGATGAGTTTGCTTTTGTGATGCCAAATATTGCTGATGAATTTTGGACGTCAATATCACCTACATTGGCCACTGGTGGTCGCGCTATTATTACCAGTACACCTAACAGTGACGAAGACACATTTGCTACAATATGGAAAGAAGCTAATAATAACTATGACGAGTATGGTAATGAGCAAGAATTAGGTGCTAATGGATTTTTTCCTTTTACTTGTACTTGGGATGAACACCCAGATAGAGACGATGCTTGGGCCGCACAAGAGCAAAGTAGAATTGGTGAAGAACGATTCCGTCGTGAATACGGCTGCGAATTTTTGATCTATGATGAAACATTAGTTAATAGTATTAGATTGAGTGAATTAACTGGCAGGGATCCTTTGTTTAAAATGGGTCAAACTAGGTGGTATAGTAGATTAAATTCAGATAACATATATCTAGTCAGTTTAGATCCTAGTTTAGGTACAGGTGGAAACTATAGTGCTATAGAAGTGTTTGAATTGCCCACATTTAAACAGGTAGCAGAGTGGCATCATAATACTACCCCTATTCAAGGGCAGATTAAAATTCTAAAAGACATACTTAAATATCTCAGTGATGAAATGGGCGGTGCATCTAATAACATTTACTGGAGTATAGAAAACAATACTGTGGGCGAAGCAGGTTTAGTAGTGATCAAAGACCTAGGTGAAGAGCAATTTAGCGGGTTAATGGTTTCAGAACCCATACGCAAAGGGCATGTGCGTAAGTTTCGTAAAGGATTTAACACTACACATAGTAGTAAAATATCGGCTTGTGCTAGATTAAAGCATTTAATTGAAACAGGTCAGATGGAAATTAATAGTAAAAGCTTGATCAGTGAGCTAAAGAGTTTTATTGCAGCTGGTTTTACCTTCAAAGCAAAGACCGGTGATCATGATGACTTGGTAAGTGCCTTGTTATTGATGGTTAGAATGAGTACTTTAGTGGCTGATTGGGATCCAAGGGTGTTTGAAAGTCTTAGTGGTGTACACGTAGAAGAGGATTTTGAAGCACCTTTACCTATATTCATTTCCAGCAGTTTCTAATAAATATTGATATGAGTGCGAATTTCCAACAAATAGCCAAAGATTTGGGTAGACAATTGCAAACAAGGTTTCCCAGCCTTAAAAAATCCACTGCGGACGACAAACCTATTGACGGCGTTAATTTAAAAGATGCTGATGCAAGAAAGTTTAACTTTGATTTTACCAATGAAGAAGGTGAAAAAGTAGTAAATGTTACTATTAGCCTATCAGAAGAAGGTGAAGATCCTGGTTTAGATGTGCAGTGGAGTGATACAGTGAATAACAGGTCATGGGATAGGTTTATTAGAAATATATTGCCTAAATTTGCTCAAACACATGGATTAAATTTTAATGCACAAAATCCTTCACAAACTAATTTGGATAAAAGAGATTCCTTAGGGGAAAATGATATGAATGAATCAAAACTATTTGGTACTAGTAAGACCAGTTATCAAGAAATAGGTGAGGCTAAAATTATAGTAAGACACAGTCAACCTGTTAATTTAAACTCCATGAACGGAAGATCTCAACGTATTGAGAACATTTATGTAGAAAATGCAATGGGTGAAAGATTTTTATACCCAGTCAAGCATTTAAATGGTGCAAGAGCTTTGGCCCAGCACGTAAGTCATGGTGGTACACCATATGATGATATTGGTCGTCATGTTATTGGACTTAGTGAAGAATTAAGTAAACTAAGATTTTTTAAGAATTATGTAGATCGTAGCCCTGTAGTTAGTGAAAGCATGGGCAATATTCAACAAAAAGTAATTGAACGTATTAATGACATCAAAAAACAAGTGCATTCATTACAGATGTCTAAAAACTATAGTGTTTTTAAAGAGAATTTTAGAGTAAATCAATCACAGGATGTGCCCGAGGAAGTACTCAATGATTGGATTGATAGATTAACTGTGCGTAGTTTCAATGAAGAATTAAAAACAGCATTTCCTTATATCTATAAATTAGTTGATGAATCACAGTTGCCTGTTAAAGAGATTGACACAGAAGAGGACATGTTAAAAACCAATGATGATAAAAAAGATTTAAAGTTAAAAAACAAAAAAATTAAAGAATTAAGTGCTTTTGAAAGTTATCTAGATCAAATAGTCAAAGAAGATGATGATTTATTTGATGACAATGAGGAATTACAACAGCAGGCCATGGCTGAATTAAAGAATTTATTTGGTAATGAATTACCATTAGGCACAGATGGGGATAATGTTAGAGATAGTATAAAAGGTATTATAGATAATAATAAATTAAATCGTGCGTTTCAGATACTAGCAGATTTGGGTTTAGATGAAATGGATGCTAGACCAATTATCGCGTCATATTTAAAGTCGCATGATAGAGAAAATGGCACAGATTTAAGTAGTAAATTGGGGTTTGATGGCACATCAGTAACTCCCCCTGTTACTCCCCCTGTTACTCCCCCTGTTACTCCCCCTGAAGCAGCAGCCCCCCCAGCACCACCTCCTGAAGCAGCAGCCCCTCCAGCACCACCTCCTGAAGCAGCAGCCCCTCCAGCACCACCGCCTGAAGCAGCGCCTCCAGGAGCAGCCCCAGGACCAATGATTCCAAATCCTGCCCCACTTGCTGAAAGTGGTACTGGACATAAGTTAGTTGATGAAATTCGTAGTCGTATTAGTGGATTCTTTAATCAAACTGAGGGAACCTTTACTATAGGTGAAGAAGGGTTTGTCACAAAGATGTGTAAGGAACTCAAAGAAAAATATCATGTTCCCCCGGGCACTCATAAAGCGGATAGATTTGACCACATGGTGGAAAGAGCTTGTAATAACATCATGGAAAAATACAAGCAGCGCCATAGTCATTCAAGAGAGTTATCAGACATGAGAAGAATGGCTGGTATTATGGAAGCTGGTATATCTGATGTGGGCGGTATGATGAAAGGCATGATGGGCGGAATGGATCCACAAGGTATGATGCAGAATATACAAAGTAAGATCCCAGCTGCTAATATGAAAACTACTAATACTAGCAGTGGCACCATAAACGGCCAACCTGCCAGTTATGATGATGCTATAGGCAAATTCAAAGGTATGGCCGGTAGTATGGGCCTTGATGCCAGTGGTAGTGATCCCGTAGGTGGTATGTATAAAGGTATACAGGGCAAGTTTGGTGACATGATGAAAGGTATGAATATGCCTAGTATGCCAGGAGCAGGATCATCTGGAACTTCTATGCCTTCAGTATCGCCTACAAGAGCAGGCACTACGCCGGATCTTAAAACAGCATTGTCTAAAATGAAGCCAACAACCCCTGATCAAGCTATGACAATGATAGCAGATCTTAAGAAATTGGCAGGATTGACTGCATAAGTTTTATTTTTTCTACCTTTTTGCTTGCAAAGCTAAATAAAAACGCATATACTAGCTATATGCGTTTTTTTATTGGACACGTGTCTGATAATATAGGCAAAACATAGGCAATTACAGGAGAAAAACTATGGCAACTTTAGCAGAAATTCGAGCAAAATTAAAAGAACAAGAAGTAAAAGGCGGCGGAACAGGCACCGGCGATCTTTCAATTTATCCTTTCTGGAATCTTAAAGAAGGAGGTGAATCGGCTGTAAGATTCCTCCCAGACGGCGATGACTCTAACACATTCTTTTGGGTAGAACGTGCTATGATCAAGCTGGAATTTGCAGGCATGAAAGGCGAGACAGATAATAAAAAAGTCAATGTACAAGTTCCTTGTATGGAAATGTATGGCGAAGTCTGTCCTGTACTCAGTGAAGTTCGAGCGTGGTTTAAAGACCCCAGTCTCGAAGCAATGGGTCGTAAATATTGGAAAAAGCGTAGCTATTTGTTCCAAGGCTTTGTCACTGAAGATGGTCTCAAAGAAGATCAAAAATCAGAAAATCCCATTCGTAGATTTATTATTGGACCCCAAATCTTTACTTTGATCAAAGGTGCATTGATGGATCCAGAAATGGAAGACCTTCCTACTGATTATGTTCATGGCGTTGATTTTCGTCTGATCAAATCCAGTAAAGGTGGTTATGCAGATTACGGCACCAGCAAATGGAGCCGTCGTGAACGTCCTCTCAGTGCAGATGAGCAAGCGGCAATTGATGAATTTGGCCTGTTCAAACTTAAAGATTTCCTACCTAAGAAACCTACTGAAGTAGAAGTCAAAGTTATCAAGGAAATGTTCCAAGCCAGCGTAGATGGTGAGGAATATGATATGGAACGTTGGGGTCAATATTTCAAACCTAGCGGTGCTGCTCAAAGCACTGGTGATCCTGTGGCTGTTAAAAAAGCAGTTGCAGTTGCACCAGACTTGGACGATGACATGGACGATGAACCGCCAAAGCCTGTGGCTAAGGCAGTTAAACCTGCTCTTAAAACAGTTAAATCTGTTGAAGAAAAAGAAGAATCTAAAGGCAGTGACAGTCGCGCAACCGACATTATTGCAATGATTCGTAATCGTCAAAAAGCGTAATTTACCACTTGGGCCTCTGTGACACTAGTCATACGCCCGAGTTTTCTATGGAGAAAAATAATGGCAAAAGCACAGAAAATTAATGAAAGCTTTACTTTGAGTTTTAATAGTCGTGAAGATCAATCAGGCGATACCGTAGCTGATATTGATATTAGGTTTGATAACCCTAAAGATGACAGTGTTTTAATTAATAGATTGAACACTTGGCTCAAAGCAATTGGGCGTGAAGACATCGTTGTTTCACCTAAACCAGGAATGTAATATGGCAACAAAAGCATTTGATTTAAGTAAATTTCGTAAAACTCTAACTAAGAGTATTGATGGATTGGGTGTGGGATTTAATGATCCTACAGATTGGGTAAGTACTGGCAATTATGCACTAAACTATTTAATTAGCAGTGATTTCCATAAAGGTATTCCCTTGGGCAAAGTTACTGTGTTTGCTGGTGAAAGCGGTGCAGGTAAAAGTTATATTTGCAGTGGCAATTTAATTAAACATGCACAAGAACAAGGTATCTATGTGGTACTTGTTGATACTGAAAATGCATTGGATGAAGCATGGCTTAAAGCACTTGGTGTGGATACTAGTGAAGATAAACTGCTCAAATTGAATATGGCCATGATTGATGATGTGGCCAAAACTATTAGCGAGTTTATGAAAGAGTACAAAGAAATGCCAGAACGTCCTAAAGTTCTATTTGTACTTGATAGTTTGGGAATGTTATTAACTCCTACTGATGTTAATCAATTTGAAGCAGGCGATTTGAAAGGTGACATGGGTCGTAAACCTAAGGCCTTAACTGCATTGGTTCGTAATTGTGTCAATATGTTTGGTAATTATAATGTGGGCATGGTTTGTACCAATCATACCTATGCTAGCCAAGACATGTTTGATCCAGATGATAAGATCAGTGGTGGTCAAGGCTTTGTGTATGCAAGTAGTATCGTAGTTGCTATGAAAAAGCTCAAACTCAAAGAGGATGAGAATGGCAATAAGATCAGTGAAGTAAAAGGTATTCGAGCTAGTTGTAAGATTATGAAGACACGTTATGCCAAGCCTTTTGAAACACTGCAAATTAAGATTCCTTATGAAACTGGCATGGATCCATATAGTGGCTTAGTAGATTTGTTTGAAGCTAAGGGGGTGTTAGTACAGCAGGGTAATAGACTCAAGTTCACTGACAGTAAAGGTGTAGAACACTTATATTACAGAAAAGAATGGAAAAATGATAAATTAGATATGTTAATGGAGGATTTCCATAACATTAAACCTAAAGAAGTCATAACGGAGGAGGCTGTAGAAAATGACTGATACGCAAATTGGTGATATTTGGTGTTTTTTTAAAGAGTTCATTGGCAAGGAGGATATTCAAGCTGCTGCCGAGCAATTTATTGACTTGCTAGCAGACTTTAATATTAAGGACAAAGTCCTTCAAGGTGCTATGGGAGTGGATGCAGATTTAGACAGCGCCATTGAGTATTATTTGGAAGATGACATTGACATTGAGGAAGATTACGAAGATCCTGAAGAAGACGAATATTGATCATGTGGTACTCTAAGATCAGCCAAGATTTCAGTCTTTTGCCTGATGCCATGGCATATTATGAAGATGAATTGATTGAAGCAAGAAAAGATGCCCGTATAGCGGGAAATATAGAAAAAGCAGCAGCCAGCATGCCTGGTATTGTAGAGCAGAGATTCAATCAATTACAGGAAATCGAAGCTATCTTAGAGTTTCTCAATATTGAAATGCGTCAACTTAAAAGCCATCACTTTAAAAAGTATTTGGAAAACTATCAAAGAGCATTAAGCAGTCGTGATTGTGATCGTTACGTAGAAGGCGAACCAGACGTTGTTGAATTTGAAAAAGCCATTAATGAATTCGCCTTAATACGTAATAAATGGTTGGGCATCACAAAAGCATTGGACATCAAACAATGGCAGCTAAGTAATGTAATAAAACTTCGAACCGCAGGGTTAGAGGATGCTACATTATAGATGAAAGATTTGATCCCAATTTTTATTGGGTATGATCCTAGAGAGGCCACAGTATTCCATGTATGTGCTAACAGCATAATAAGAACTAGCACTAGCCCCGTTAGTATTGTACCAGTAGCACTGAATCTTTTTAAAGATTACAGTGAGACTCATACTGACGGCAGTAATCATTTTATATACACTAGATTCCTAGTTCCATATCTTATGCATTGGTGTGGCCATGCTATTTTTATTGATGGCGATATGGTAGTGCGTAGTGACATTACTGAATTATGGAATCTGCGTAATAGTATGTTTGATGTACAAGTGGTCAAGCATGACTATAAAACCAAAATGCCAGTTAAATACTTAGGTGCTAAAAATGAGGATTATCCCCGTAAAAATTGGTCCAGTGTTATACTTTGGAATTGCAATAGTTTTCCAAATAGAATACTAACTCCAGAGTATATAATGCAAGCAACAGGCAAAGAATTACATAGATTTACATGGCTAGATGACAGTCGAATAGGTGAATTGCCTAAAGAATGGAATTGGCTTCCAGATGAATATGGTGCTAATCCTGATGCTAAGTTGTTGCATTATACGTTAGGTGCACCTTCTTTTCATGAGTTTGCCAATACACCAATGGCAGATGAATGGCATAAGGAACGTATTCTAACTGAATATTGTCAGCAGAGGGATATAAAATGAATATAGCATGGAGTGGATTAGCTGATGCAAAATATTACGACAGCATAGCAAAATATTGTTTACCAAGTTGGCGTAAATTGCCTGGTGACAAATACGTTATTTGTGATGAGGACGTAATAAAAATACCAAAAATCAAAATAGTTCAATGGAATGATATTTATAATCAAGGAAATTTGTTTACAGAATTTTGTAATAGAACTAAACCTGTAAATTTTTGGCGTAAAATGCAAAGTCAAGTATGGGCATTGCGTAATTTAAGAGATTATAATTTTGTAGTATTGCTAGATACAGATGTGGAAATTGTGAAATTTAATCAAGAAGAATTTGATTCTATTTTAAAAGGATTAGTTGAAAGCAACTGTATTTGGGCCACTGGCGAATCACAATTAAAAAAATTAGATGCAGGCCATATCGTAGTTAATATGAGTGATCGTAGACTAGATCAATTGCTATACGATTATGAAAATATTTGGGAATCAAAAAAAATTCTCACTCTTGATAGGGCCTATGACGGGGACGCTGTGGAAAGTCTTTTTGAGAAATATCCCAGTTATAAAATTAAAAATAAAGATCATGGTGGTGGATTACATACCTATACTTTAGGCACAGTACATTATGGCAGTAAAATTCCTAAAAAAATTAGAAGTCTTTGGGCAGGATCAACTGAAGATATGATATCTGAAATGATTAAAAACAAAGAAGCTCTATTGGAAAGATTAGAAAATCAATGAAAGTTGGAATTTTTTACTCCTCTATAACTAATATTCATAAAGCTCCACATAAAGAAAATTTGATGGATTGTTTTCGTGATGGGGTAAATGTCTGTGGGGATGAAGTTATAGAATTTAGAAGTATCAGTGATAATATTCCAAAATTAGATGCAGGGTTTATTTTAGGATATACTTTGGAAAATAATTATAGAAAACGTATTATTGATATTTTGAAATTGCAACGGGCTAAAATTATTTTTGTAGATAGTAATATTTTTTCATATGGCAGAGCCAGTCATTTTTATCATAGATACAGTGTCAATAGTGTTTATCCAACAGATGGTGAATATTTTTTAGGTGATGAAAGATATGATTCAAAATTGGACAATATTTTAACACATCATAAACTAGCTATAGAACCTTGGAGACAAAACGGAGATCATATTTTAGTTTTAGGTCAACGTACTTTGTCTTGGAACATGCCCAATCAAAATGGATTAGATTGGATTACAAGTGTTATAAAAAGGTTGAAAAAAGTTACTGATCGAAAAATCGTTGTTAGATTGCATCCAGGTGATAAAAGTTTTAATACTGAGAATAAAAAAAAGTTACACAGTCTTTATGGAAGAAAAGGAGTGGCCATATCCAATAATGACAATATTCGAACTGATTTGGCAAATGCTTGGTGTTCAGTAGGATTTAATTCCACCCCAAATTGCGTTAGTGTGATTCAAGGAATTCCTGTGTATTTAGATGACCCCTTAAATAGTTGGGCTTGTGATGTAGGTTTTGATGATATTAATTTAATAGAAACACCGGTAATGACGGATAGAATACAATGGTTAGATAAAATTGCTCATATACATTGGAGTAATGACGAAATTAGTTCAGGTAAGTATTGGAGTAGATTTAAGAGTTTTTATCAATGTATGACATAATTTTTATTTCAAATAATGAATCAAATGCTGATAAAAATTGGGAAATATTGAGTTCTAGATTTGTATTGGCCAAAAGAATCAACAACGTCAAAGGTATTCATAACGCTCACATAGCAGCAGCAAAAAGTTCTTTTACTAAAATGTTTTGGGTAGTGGATGGTGATGCTCGAGTATTAGAAGAATTTGAATTTAATTATGTTGCTCCTGACTATGATTTAGATTGTGTGCATATTTTCCATAGTATCAATCCCATTAATGATCTGGTCTATGGATATGGTGCTGTTAAATTATTACCTAGAAGATTAACTTTAGAAATTGATACATCTAGTTTGGATATGACACTAAGTATTAACAATAAAATTAAAGTAATAGAACAAGTATCTAATATCACAAATTTTAATATAGATTCATTTAGCACATGGCGTAGTGCTTTTAGAGAAGCAGTTAAATTGACTATCAACGTAATTAATAAAAAAGACAATGATGAAAGTCTTAAAAGATTAAGCACATGGTGTACAATAGGTTATGATAGACCTTATGGTAGTTATGCTATAAAAGGAGCACTCGCTGGTAAAGCCTATGCTTTGGTAAATTTTGAAAATACTGATAAACTAAAATTGATTAATGATTTTGAATGGTTAAAACAAAGGTTTGACAATGATTGATTTTACAGCATTTAGCCATGGTCAAGTTGAAAGTAAAATTTGGTTATGCGAAAGATTGGAATCTATTATGCCTAGTAATAGTCGTATCGCAATATTGGGTGGATGGTATGGTGTATTGGCTTTTCTACTATTAAGTAGACGTGCTGTAGATATCAAACACATTAGATCCTTTGACATAGATTCAAAAGTTGAATCTATAGCAGATCGAATCAATAATGCTTGGGTATGTAATGGTTGGCAATTTAAAGCACATACCCAAGACGCTAATCAAGTAGACTTTTCAGAGTTTGATGTAATTATTAATACATCAGCTGAACATATTGTTGATAGACAATGGTTTGATAAAATTACCAATCAATTAGTGGTAATTCAAAGTACTGATCAAATTCATGATGATGACGATGATCATGATTATTGTTTCAGCTTAGATCAGTTAGTAGAGCGTTACCCTTTGACTAATCTTTATAGATCAGAAAAGAAGTTTAAATATCCAGATAAAGAGTTTTCTAGATTTATGTTAATTGGCTACAAGACTGGAAGTTAATGGGAAAATATTGGCAATAGCTTCTGCACAGGCTAAGGCTACTTCTTGATGTTCTTTTTGAGTACCATTAGCACTACGCAGTTCAATAAAATGAATCCAGCTACGTAGGGTTCCATTCATATAAAGACGACTTTCGATTAGTCCTTCGGGCAATACTGCACGAGCTTGCTCTTTGGCAATACCGTTCTCAATTGCCCATTCGTATTCACGACGTGCCGCATAGATAACTCGTTGTTGAGCACGATACCAATCATTTTGCAGTAAGTGATCTTCAACTTCTACACTATTTTGCCTATTTTTATCATCTTGTAGCCTAGCCTCTCTAGTGACAAAATTAAGATCTTTAGTAGGGTCAGCGTAGCGTTGACTAAACTCTTGAAAACTGAAGCTACGATGACGCAATATTTGCCGAGCAATATCTCTAGTAGTGGTAATCTCCATACAGGCTGAAGCCATTTCAAGAGGGCTCCAGTGTTGATGTTTAATCAAATATTTGATTAGTTTTTCACTGGTTTCTGTGTTAAGTTGATTACTAGGATTACTAACTCTAGCGCAATACGCTACCAATTCCTGTGCAGTATCAATACCCAAATTTTTCATTTCTTCTGTGGGTTGACTATAGGAAATTAATTTAACATTCATAGTTTTCTTTTTCTAAGGAATTTAGTTGTTTCTCGACTAATATCTTTTTTAATCTTGTCTGTGTCTAATTTAAAATCTATGCTTGATATATGTTCTTTGTAATTCAAAATCATTTCTTGAATATTTTCTTGGACAATTTGCCAATTATCATCCCGTAGGTTTTTACCTATGTCTATATTCCAAATTCTTTTGTCTTTAAATTTGACCTGTATAGAGCATAGATACTTCAACGGTACTACATTAAGTTCAACATCTTCGAAAATTTCGGGCCAACTTTCAATGACATCCTTTGAAAGTTTTTTGATGGTCATTTTCTTTTTTTAGTTGGCACCAATGCTTCAGCTTGACGACGTAGTTCGGCAGCCTGTTTGGCTAATTTATCAGCCTGGCCCCTCAGTTTAGTAGCACGTTGTTCTACTGGCATGTCTTCAAAATTCTCTTCTACGACAGGCATGGGAGTTTCAGTAACAGTGGCTACTTCAACAATTTCAACATCGTCTCTTTTTTTATTTTTGAGATCTTCTTTAATGGACAAGTCGTCTACGGCCACGCCCATTTGTTCAGCAATGACCACATTGAGTTGATCTAATTTAATTTTAGTTTGAAAATTAGGGATCATTTCAATTTGATCAGTGGCAACTCTCATCAATTTACCTTGAGTATGCAATGCAGCCAACATAATACTACCATCAGGGAAAGTAGTTCTGGCCAATACTTCGGCAAACTCATTGGCTGTTTGTGCAGAATTAGATTCTACTAATTGAATTAATGCATCATGATACCGATCGTCTAATGCTTCAGTAGGAATTACTAGACAGTTATATGCATCACCAGGAAGAGTTCTGTATGCTACAAGACATTTTCTGCCATTGCCAACAAATCTTCCAACATGTTTTAAACTAACCATTTTATTCTTCCTTGGATGCTGTTGCTTGACCTAAAAATTTGCTTAGTTTGTTATAAACTTTGCCAACAGCTTCCATTTCAGCAGCTTTATAGCTACCACGGCTATTAGTTACTTCAATAATTTGTTTTAATGCATTGAGATCGTTAATGTTAAGATCTTCAGCAACATCTACTTCTTGTTCTTCTACTGGCTCTTGTTGTTGTTTCATTGGTGGTTTGTTCATAATGTCTCCTTAAAAGTGTACTATTATATATCTTTTCTAAAAAATTAAAGATTATAAATCTGAATAAGACAGCAAAAAGAAACTTAATTCTTTTTCTTCTTCAAATCCAAGATTTGTTTCATAGCGTATGCTATTGGTATTGTCTAACGCTAGTTTCATAGCCAAGTAATATCTACCATTTAAATTATGGTAGATCCATTCATTAATAGATTGGATTTTATCGGGCGGTTTATGTCCTAACGTAGTATAATGAAAATGGCGAGCAGGAAAGTCTACTCGCCGTAAACCTAATAAATTTAATGGATTAGGCTTGCCGTTCTTTAGGGCCATTACTTAGCTTCTTCGTAATAGGCATATTGTCCAAAGGGAGGAACAATGTTTTGATTACCATGAATAATAAACAGTGTATCGCAATAGTGCTCGTCACCCCAAGATCCATATGGATAGCCATCAGTAAACATAATAAACTTCTTTGGAGTAATATTATGCTCTTTCATATATGTCCAATTGGCATCAAAGTCAGTGCCGCCACCGCCTTTAAGTTCGTAGTTTTCAATTTCGTTTTCATAGCTGTCAAAGTCTTGTTCATTGTAAACACTGGTGTCAAAACACCAAATCTTCACTTTGAAGTCTTTGTACTCGTCCATGATGCCTTTGATTTCGCTCAACATGTCCTTGCCCATTGCGTCAGTAATACTTCCGCTCATGTCCAAGCCAACACAAACATCAATGGTTTCTTCATTTTTCATACTGGGCAGTACAGCACCTAGCCCCCAACCTTTGCGATTGGGACGAGTAAAACTGAAATCAGACTTGATCAAACTTTGAATTTGTTGACGTAGGTATTGTCGCCAATTAATTTTAGGCTCGGTAAGATCCTTAATAAGACGAGCTACGCCTGCGGGAGTGTTGCCTGCACCTGCGGCGTTGGCTGCTTGGATAGTGGCTTCACGGATCTCGTCACGGATGGCCTTGAGCTCTTCTTTAGTATATTGCGGGCGTCCATTTTCGCCTTCTTTGTCCCAGTCAATATGTTCGTCAAGTAGCTTACCCAATGCATCTAGTTCTTGATCATCATATTTTTCCATGAGCTCGTCGTATACTTGCTCTGCGCTCTTGCCATAATGTTGGGGATCATGGAAGATAGGAATCTTTGGAGGCTGCTCGCCAATATGGTCACGAATCAATTGACCGTTTACGCAATAGTCAGCGGCAATGTTGAATACTTTACGATTACGACCTTCGTTACGACCCAAATGGTCAAAAACGTTATGGAGGATTTCGTGACCAATAACAAATTCAACTTGTTTATTGGTCAAGTCTTCAAAAAAGTTTCGATTGTAGTAAAGTGCCCGACCATCCGTGGCAGCAGTGGCGCACCATTCAGTAGCATCAATAACTTTAAGACGAGTAGCCATGTTACCAAAAAATGGATGACGAAGTAGGAGACCTACTCGGGCTACGATAATTTTGTCAACGACGGGATCTAATGAATGTTGCATAGTGTTCTCCTATATAATGTATATAGTATAACACCGCCCGAAGGCGGTGTCAAGTGGTAAATTTTCACTTCTTTTCGGTAGCTGCCGAAATGTACTTACCAAACTTAGTATGGAACTCATCAAAGCAATCAATCTCGTCTGGATCCAGAGGCAATTGATATTGGGTAAGAGCAAGTTTAGTGCTCATAATAACTAATTCAGTTTCAAAATTATCCATGATAAAACGGAAGAAGTTATTGACTTGTTTATCCCAAGTCTTTGCTCGTTTGTCGCTGGAATCTTTAAGTTCGTAACAGAGGCTAACTGCCAAAGAGTACATTGCACTAATCTCACGCGATTCCATTTTTTTAACCTTGCCATTCAAAATGTCAGTAGGGTCTGGCATCTTGCTGGAAATTTTACGATGTGCCATAAATTTGATTGCAAGACCTTCACCAACTGCACCTGAAATAAGGTTAGTTAGAGTGGTTTCGTCAGTGTCATCGTCCTCCAGTAGTTCGGACACAAAAGTCCAGCTACGTGGAGTGGCAAATGCCTTTGAAGCAGACTTAGGATCAAAGTCATGAAGATCTTTCTTTGAGAAAGTCAAAAAGCCAACTACATCCTTATGGATACGATTTTCGGTAGCCCAAAAAGCGTAGTCATCCCAATCAACACGCAATTCCAAGTGAATAAAGCGGTTGCTCAATGGGGCTGGCATACGATAAGTAACGCCACGATCTGCTTCACGGTTACCAGCAGCTACAATTACTACATTGTCCGGCAAGCGATAAGTGCCAATGCGACGATTAAGAATAAGCTGATAAGCGGCAGCTTGAGTGCTACCAGGAGCACTGTTCATTTCATCCAAAAAGAGGATGATCTTTTTGTGTTCTTTGGCCATTTCTTCGTCGGGCAGTTCGCTGGGAGGTGCCCAAAGCATTTTGCCACTGTTAGAATCGAAGTAAGGAACGCCTTTAATATCAGTGGGTTCCCAAAGGCTCAAGCGGATGTCGATGACATGAGCACCGACGTCTTCACCAATTTGTTTAACAATATCTGATTTACCAATGCCAGCAGGTCCCCAAAGGAACAGAGGGCGTTGTTTATTGAAGCATTTTTGAATTGCACGTTTGGCATCTCGGGGACCAACGGTGCGACTAATAATCTCGGACATAGCTTGTTTCCTTGTTAAGTTGAAATAAATTTGCTATGTTCTTATTATAAGCGAACTTGCCTTTCTAGTCAAGTGGTTTTTCGTCTGATCGCCTAGCTTTCATAGCCTTCATCAAGCCAAATTTGCGTATATCATCGGAGAACAAGTGTAGTTCAAACGCCTTTTTCTCGGAGAAAACAGTGAGACTACGGTGGGTAAGATAGTACGGACAATCCAAAAACTGATCAAAAAAGATAATAATTTGGGGACTTAATTCAATATCTTCGGTAAATGGAATTTCATATTCTTTCAAATCCAATTCTTTTACCAAAAATTCGTAGCCTTTGTCAGTTAGACGTAGTCCACCTTTGGCTTTAGTACGGGTATTTTGCCACCAAATTTTATGATGAAGTTTCACATTGACTTCATCGCAGGATCGTTCTTTGGTTGTTAGGAATATTTTAGTGTATGTTAGACTATTCATCTTTAAGAGTTTGACCAGAAGTTAGTACAACTACGGTAAAGTCTTGGCAATGAAATTCTAAGTTAAGTTTTTTTGCTAAGTTAATAGCATGTCCTGGATTGCTAAATGCTGTTTTTTTATATTTAGGTCCAGGATAACTGACTACACTGCTAAAACTTTTCAAGTTAAAAGGGCTATTTTTGTAGAATACAGCCCAAATAGCCTCTGCTTCCAAAATTTGATCTGTTTTGAAATTCTTTTTATTAGTATGTTCTAGTAAAATTTTTGGTTTTGGGCGACTCATGGTATGATCCTGGATAAGTATATTTATCCAAAATCATTGTGAAAAGCCCCCTCCGTCCATTTTCAATTCAATTAAGTCATTGTTATTATTGGATTTTAACTCCGTTAGCAGTTTGTCATAGTCCTGTAGTAGCTTAGAATTAACTTCTCCAATGGTAAATGCCAATGTCTTTGCGGTATGTATGTCCAACTTGATTTCTCTTTGTTGACTCATTGTGGCAATTTTTACTTGTTCAATGAATTGTTGCAAAGGAAATGTATTAATAGGTTTATTTTGCATTGGCTAATGCTCCCCTAGATTCCTCTTCTGTTTTAAAAGGCCCTTCGTAAGGATATCTTTCAATGGTAATTAATTTAGGGCAGAAACTTTTAACCCAATTTTTAGGAAATTTAATAATATAATGACCTGCACAGAATAAACTTTTACTTTGATTACTTTTGGTAAACAATGGAAGTTTATTTCGAACATTGTAAATGCTGTTAAATGGTTCCCATTTGGTGGGATATCCATAACACTCATATGGAACAGCTCTTGATACGGTAGTATCAATTCCTTTTATAAAAAATTCTCTTCCAAATTCTTTAGTTATGTCTGACTTTTTAGGAAAAACATATTCGCCATTTTTTGAGCTTAAAGTATACTGATTGTTTTCTTTTTTATGTAATGTGCCTACTTTGACACCGTCTTGTTCTACAATCCATAATACACCATCAACGATGGGTTTGGCTTGAATACTATTCATTTTTACTCCGCAGGATAGTTAGCTTGAAATGCATCAGCATATTGCTGAATATTTTCAGTAATTCTTTTTAAATCATATAGATTACAAAACTTCATAAGTCTAATACCAACTTGACTGATGTTTTTAGGTTGGCTTTTGGCTGTAATAGTTTCGTTAATGATTTGTTTAATATCATCGGGTTGATGTTTTAGGTCAATAAGTCTACGATTACGTTCGTAATCATCTAATACACGATGTTCTTCGCCGTTATGATCTACCCAACGTTGTAGCATTAGGTTATTCCAAGCAAATCCACGACGATTACGATCATTATATGCTTCTAATAGTTTATTTTTACGCACTTTAGGATAGGCACTGAACACATTGTCAGTGGGATCACCACGCATACATTTTTCAAATAACACCCATTCTGGATCAATTAGATCTTTTTCCACATTGGTCTTTTTGTCAATTACACGTTTGCCTTTTTTATCAAAAATACCTTCGTGTGTATAGGTAGTTTCGCTAATGCCGTTATATTGACGTACATTAGGAGCAATTAGTTGGATAAAATCGCTGTCTGTGCTAATAATAACATGATCATCGTCGGGATGACTTTGAATAAAGCCAGCAATAAGATCATCTGCTTCTAGTTGTGGATTTTGCAATACGGTGGCATTGGTTTTTTCTGCTATGAAATCTTTAAAAGTATCAAAGGCTTCCCAGAAAATACGATCTTCTTCTTGTTCACGTTCGCTGGCAGCAGCTCTAGATTCAGCTCTATTACGTTTATAAGGTGCGTAATAGTCCTTACGCCAGCTTCGACCTTCTAAACAGAACACTAAATGGCTGCCATCAAAGTCAGTCCAAGCTTTTTTAATGCTGTTTAGGGTAATATGAAAGGCCATGCCCAGTTTTATATCTGCGCTGCCATTAATTGCGTGTCTAGAACGAAAAAAAGTATTCGCAGTATCAACTAAAATGTATGTCATTTGACTTCGGAACGTCCGCCACCAAGTTTGTTTATGTTAATATATCCAGCACCACGACCAACGTCCTGACCTTCTTCGGCTAGCACGTTGCGAGCAAGATCACGGAACCAGCGATCCACAATTTCTTCTTGTGGATCAGCGTCGTATCCATATCCTGCTTTCCTCAATTGTACAATGAATTCATCGTTCCAGTCAAGCTCAAAGAAGCCATTACGAACGTTTTCCTTATTGATATGTGTTTCCAGCACACCTACCCAAGGTTCGCCACGTTGTGAGGCACGTTCCTTTGGAGTCATTTTAGCAATAGCTTCCTCTTCCAATGCTCGTTTAGCAGCTTCTTCTGCTCTTTGAACTTCGGCTTCTTTAGCTTCCTTTAATTTTTGTATTTCCGCAATGGATTCCTCCATTCGAGTAATACCAAAGATTCTTTTTAAGAAATTTTTCATTTTATAGTTTCCAAATGATATGTTAATGTTTCCAATGGAAAAATAGGACTAATTTTATTTTCATAAAATTCAGTATATTGTTCAGCTATAGGAATTAACAGTTGTTGAAACCAAGTTTGATCAATGCCTTCATTAAATTTTTTACTGAGCATTCGAAATTTACAAGTGCTATAGGCATATCTTTCATGATATATGTGACCATCGATAAAATAGCTCAATGTGTCAGCAGTAAAAAAATGTTTATGTGTTGGGTCTACACAGGCCCATTTGCTACGAAAATAGGGAACTATAACAGTAATAGTGGCATTATTTTTACTGACTCTATGTAATTCTTCCATAGTTTTAACTATGTCGGTCAAATGTTCTAAAACATTATCCATTAAAATTACATCAAAAGTGTTGTCATCAAAAGGCCATGGATATGCATCTAAGTTATGAACTACTGTGGCTCCTACACTTTCATTTAAATCTACAGTGACTACCTCGTCATGCTCAAAATCTAAAAGAGTTTTTTTGCCACAACCTAATACTAATATTTTTCTCATCATCGACCTGCTAATGGATTTGGATAGGGTTTTGGTCTGATCCATTCTGGTTGGCCTTTAGTAAACACTATCATGCTATTATAAAAACAAACTGAACCAATATCTTGAAATTTACTTAATACACCCAAGTCTTCTGGGTATTCATGCCAGTGTACAAAATTTACCATGTCAAGAATCTTTTTGGCAAATTCCATCATGGTCCATTCTCTGCCTACACCGTTACCCCAGTCAGACCAATAACTAGTATGAGTGTCTTCACAAATGTATACGCCGCCATTGACAATTTTGGGCCATACTGCTAATAAGGTATTAATCTGTTGTTTCATTTGGTGACCACCGTCATCAATGAATGCATGAATTGGACCAATTTTAGGCAGTATCATATTCCAAAAGTTTACGTCTTCTTGATTACCAATGGCAATCTCTGTGCCAGGAGTTTGTCTTTCATATACAGTGGGATCAATGTCAATGCCAATAATTTTGGCTTTGTCACCGAAATATTTTTTCCACATTTCCAAACTGCCGCCACCTTGGATGCCAACTTCCACAAAGTTGATATGACGATCTCGATATTTTTCAAAGTATTGTTCATATACAGGCAAATATGATCCATACTTGTCACAGTGGAAAGTTAGGTCATTTTCAAAAATCTCAGTTAGTGTTTTCATTAGGTTCCCCATTCGTTTTTAAATAATGGCACTTGAAGTCGGTCACTATACCGCCATCCTTCTCGCATTGCCATTTCTGCCACACGCCTATTATTAAGACTGTACACCCGCTCAATGCCGCCGACAGGCATAATATACACAGGGCCTTTAAAGCCATAATTTCTATACTGTTTGACTGCTTGACGTGCATCTAGTAAATCCTCTTCGCTTGCTATGACAAATTTCAAGTAAGTATAACCGACTTTTTCATAGTCACACACTACTTCGGGAAGTATAGCATCTTCCCACTTTTCTCCACTCACTGGCAGTTTGGCACTGACACTAAATGTGACTTCTCTTTGTTTATGAAGCCTATCACTCCAATTAATCAAATAATTTTTAAAATCTGAAGTTAATTTTTGAGTGCCATTAGTTTCAAAAGTTAAGTGACGCAATCTTATCATTGAATCTACGTCTAGCAGTTCAGGATAGCTACGTTGCCAACCTAAGAGAGGTTCTCCTCCTGTGATGACAAGGTGTTCTTCGTTCCACGTTTTGTGTGGTAGTAGGTCCACAATATCATTTGCAAGATTACCCACATCATATAAAGGGCTAAGATGCTTGAAGTTAGGATCCCAACTAGCATAACTATCACAGCCCGTGGATACAAGAGGCAAGTCTTTATAGTTTTTAAAAGGTTGTTCTTCATCTATTAGTGCCACATTAACTCTTTCAAGGCTTTTTTCACCACGTGGCATGCCAAACCCATCACAGGTAAAGTTGCAGCCAAATGTGCGTAAAAATACAGAAGGGACACCCATATAGCGTCCTTCCCCTTGGATTGAATAAAACAGTTCGCTGACTTTAATCTTGCTCATATATGGTAGACCATTTTTTAAGTTTGTCAAATTTAGCCAGTTTGGCTTTTTCAATATTAAATTGACTAATTACACCGTTCATTTCTAGTAGAGTAATCATAGCAGCTAAATCACCTAGTTCTTCTTCTAAGTGTTGTCGATTAGTTTTGACTTCGCCAGGTTTGCTATTATCCATGCCAAATCGGTTAATCTTGCTAACAGCTTGAATAACTTCTGCACATTCCTCTTGGAGGATACTCATTACTTCATTTATTGAGTCTTTCACTTTGAAACTCCTCTATGTCCTTAACAGCTGATTGTAACACAAATGCATAGTTAAGAGCAACCTGTTTGCTCATAATGATGGAAGTTTCATAATCGGTATAACCTTTAGTTAAAAGTTGCCAAATATGATACCAGCGCGATTTAGACCAAAAGTTAGTTTTAGTTCTAGTATAAATGGTCACGGTTACTTCTGTTTCCTCTGCTTCAATGTCAATTGTATGAGTACAATCATCACTGCCGCATTCACAAACAGTTTTATACATTTTATTAGAACCCCAGTCATTAACTAGAAGTACACCTTTAGCTGGCGTTTCTGCATTCAATTTTTCAAGTTCTCCAATGTGGCAATTTTAGCAATGCGTTGTCCAAAATCTTCATCGTTGTTAATGATATAAAGAGTATGCTCATGGCGATCATTTCTTCGATCATGGCGACTAAACTCTACAATCCTTCCACCAATAGCAGTATAGACTTTAAACCTCATCACAGGTTCATCACTAACGCTACGATCCTCAATGTCACGACCGATTGTTTGTCTAGCCAGTTTTGTCTCTACTACAGGATCGGTCTCCAGCCAATGAAGAATTTTTAGTCGAAGCCAGTTTATCATGATTTTGTCTGTTCTTGTTTAACTTGTTCTTTATGTTGCCATTCAGCTAATTTGGTTTGATACATAGTTTCTGTAAGACCATGCCAGCCAATACAATCACCAGTAGGGCTACGTCCGCAGCCACAAGTTCCAACTTTCTTTTGAGTTTCCATAATATTTCCTTAGTTATCTTGGTGCAAAATCTTGTTGGAGTTTAATGTTATCAAAAAACTCCTTCTTAGTACCCACATCGTCTTTGAATGCACCTTTTAAGACTGTGGTTTGTGTGAGACTGGAATGCGCCATAATTCCGCGGTTTTCACAACAACCATGTGTGGCTTGGATATAGACCCCAACGTTCTTGCTGTTGGTTGCGCGGCTAATTTCTTTAGCGATGTCGTTGCACAGTTCTTCTTGGAGTGTTCCTCTACGGGCACACCACTGAGCAATTCTTGTGTATTTTGATAATCCGATGACTTTGCCATTTGGTATAATTCCTATGTAAGCAACACCATTAACTGGTTGATGATGATGGCTACACATACTACGAAGTTCACTGCGTACTACCAACATGCCAGTATAGGCATCTTCGCCTTCGTTAGGAAAGCTAGTGGCGTCGGGAGCGGGATCATAGCGTCCTGCCATGATTTCGTTAAAGTACATTTTGGCCAATCGACGAGCAGTTCCTTTACTATTAGGATCATTTTCTCTATCAATCAGTAATGCGTCCAGCACGTTTTCAAATGCTTTGGTTGCATCATTAATTAGTTCATCTTTGAAAGGTTCTTCCACATAATCGGATATATTATCGCCTGCCCAGAACCTTTTACCTTCTCGGCGCATACGATCACGCAATACTTGTGCTAGATTTTTTTCAGCCATACCAATTCCTTGTTTGATATATTATATAGGTTATTTAGGCAAGTGTCAAGATTTTTCAGCCACAATCATGAAACTGTCATTTAAGTCTCTACCACTATAAAAAATATTTGTATATTTCCTATCTATTAGGTAGTCTTTGACTATGACGGGGTCTAATACATGAATGTGTTGTCTATTGTTCCAAGGTCGCCAATATTCTTGGCTATAGTCTGGAAGGTATAAAAATAACGTACCATTAACTTTAAGTTTGGAACCCCAATAGTCTAGTGCATCAACCCAATTGGGTAAATGTTCAAGACAGTGGCTAGAAAATATATAATCAACTTGCCTATCTGGCAAATGTAAGGCGTTCCATTCGTCGTCAATTTTTAAGTCAATTGGTTGAGCAGTAGGGAATGCCCACTCAATTCTATTGCATCCAACATCAAACCCATCTCCTTTGCAAAAGTGTAGAGCAAAAGGTATGGCAAATTGGCTAGCATTTCCTTCAGCTTGGAATGCTGGGTACTTTTTATTTTTATATTCTATCAAATTCATATGTATTCGCTTAATACCAGACGACACATGGTGGCATCATGATCAGAATGAAACTTGAAGATTAGATTATTTTCGTTCACAGAAGTTGTATATCTTTTACCGGGTAATCCAAATCTTTCAAGTACTTGGGCACAGGCTTCATTCCACCAAAATTTGTCTTGATTAGCCCAAACAATCTTTACTTCATTTTTCACGTTTGTATTTGGCTTTTTTTGGTATGACATGTCTAACACCGCCGCTGGGATCTTTGACATCACCTGTACGACGTGGGATCAAATGTACGTGGGGATAGCTTACGGTTTGGCCAGCAGCCTCGCCACAGTTTTGCCCGACGTTAAAGCCATGCCATTTTTCTTGGACCATGCCGTCGTAGCCGAACTTGTAGGCTGCTTGGAAACACGCAACCAAGTTTTCAAGTTTTTTTTCGGTTGGCACAAATAGCAAATGTCCTTCCGATACCGGGTAAGCGTCTTTGAAGACCCAGTAGTTTTTGGTTCTGTATTCAATTTCTTTCCACGGAGCTCGTCCATCATCTAAGGCCCTTGTTAAATCTGACATCATTCGTCTCCTTTCAGTGATTCGAATGTTCTATATTTGCCCAATGCTGCCATATACTCGTCGTAGAGTTTTTTCAGCTTGGGGTGCTTCTGTTCTAGTTTAACATCACGTTCAGGAATAAGCAAGACTTTTTCAATTGCATCTAACCGTTCTTCCATGTCACGTCCGTTTAACGTCATCTTACCTTTAACTTCTAATTGAGGGGGATTGGTATCATAGATTCGAAGTGCTTCACTCTGGCCGATTGCGCTCCCCCAACGGTTTCCATGTCCGTGTGGATTGCTAATTAAAAAATTTCCACCAGTATTATTAGTGGTGGTAATAGTTCCCATAGTAGGAACTCCCATAATGCTAGCTTGATTTGCGTAGTTCGAAGTATTGCTCATTTTGAATCCATTTATCTTTAACCAAAAATCCCCATTCTCTCTTTTGTGGGCCAGGCATAAACATTGTCCAAGCAGCTACCCCTTCAACCATTTCAATACGGTGATAGCTATTAGCACTACTAAACCTAAAATGGCCAGGACCACGCCAGTGACAAACTTCCCCAATCTTTTTACCATCTTTGTCAAAAGTTGGAACCCATTCATTGTAGCCTCCTTTAAGGATTAGTGTAGCGTAGGGCCAAGGATGATCGTGTACATCATCTGGATCACTCTTAAGAAATTTATGAATGAACACATTAAATGGGAACCAAGTACGATCTTTTAGAAAGACGTAGTATCTTTCCAAGTATGGTTCTTTACTGGCTCGGTCTAGAATAATTCTCTTACGACCTAACTTTTCTAATTTTTCGAAGAATTTATTTTTTAGGTACTGGGCTATCATAATCATCTTTAACCATATTGTAAATGGAAACAACTTTTTCCATAGCTTTGTCTAGAGCTGGATATTTGACACGCATATTTTTTACTTTATTGAAATCGGGCCAAGTATCAACCCATTCGACCTGATTCAAACTCCAGCTAGTATTGAGCAGTGTTGAAATATCCATAGTACCAATAGCGCTAATTGAACTAGTATTGAGAGTGATAGAGCTTGGGCTAATAGTATTAATATAGGTTAACCCACTGGCAGTTGTATAAGCATTACCAGCCATGGTACTGCCAAAGCTGCCATAATTATATCCAGCAGTGTGATTACTTTGGTAATCTCGAAAGGTTATTGTATCGTCAGTGACAAGACTGCTTAAAGTACTAATGTCAAAAGTAGTTAATGTCTGTATATCTTTGGAGGTTAGACTGGGGACATCACCGTCCCAAGTTACTGTATAATTCTGTTGCGGAGAAAAATCGCTCATGTAAATCCTTTTCTTGTTTTCTTACTAATGCTATTTTACTTTCATAATTTTCCATATGATTTACGATGTCTTCAATCAAAAAATGTTTAAATTGCTTGTAGGATTCAAAACTTTCAGTAAATTCTGTAGGATATTTAAATTCGTCGTAGTACATTTCCTTGTAGCTTAGACGATTAGGTACCATGGGAATTGCATTTAATACCGAACCTTCATAGCAACTAATACCTAATGTTTCTTGTAAGTTAGCACTGAATACCATCTTAGCCTCAGCTAACAAGGTATGATATTCATGTTTACTCAATTGATGATCTTGGCAAACAACAAAGTCATACTGTGGTAATTGCTTGGCCAAGTCTCTAAAAATATCTACTTGTTTTTCTGGAGCAATGCGATGTGGGAATAGAATAAGATCTCTTTTGGGAAGACTACGATAACCTTTTAGGATTTTTTGCATATATTCCATAGGCCAACCAGTCTTTACAATTTTGCCACTGTCGTATCTATTAGCCCAATCCTCTTCCCAATAGGGATTTTCACCTTTGAACCCACCATTGAGTAATTCTTGCATGAATAGCTCGACGTGGAATTCAGTGGCAAAGTAATTATGGTCAAAAGCATAGAAGTAGCTCATCTCAGCACAGACTACCCAAGATTGGGGACCAATCAGTCTGCCTAGGAAGTCTTGGGGATCATAACTGCCGGCGTGCCAAAGACCATGAGTCTTTACCGGCACACCAAGCAGTTCAGACATGTATTTGAGATTGATGATTCCAGGGTGCCAAGCATCTGTAAACAGAAAATGATCACCAGGCTTAACTGCTCCGGCGCAAAATAGACGACCCATTTTTTCAACTTGGGCAGACTTATAAATGTTTGTACCACCAAAGTTAAGAAAAGCACCGGGAGTAGTAGCACTAGGGATATCGCTAGGCCCGCTAATAATTTCAACTTCATGTCCGAGTTTCCTAAGAGTTTCGGGCAAGTGGATTTTCCACTGCCCGGTGTACCTGGTCTCTACGGCTTCGAGATCAACTAGGAATATTTTGCTCACGCTTACGTCCTTGTCCAGCATTTTTACCTTGATAAGGCTTGCGTGGTCGTTTACTGTTCATGTAAGCACTATATACTGGACTGTTCTTTTTGTAAAGATCAGCTTCGTTAAAAGGTGCCAATTCAAACCTGCACCAGTCGTGATAGGCTTCAAGATCATCGAAGATTTTGTGTACTTCGGGTTTAAAAGTAAGATACTTGTTAAGCCATGCGGGTTGTGCCATTTTCTTTCCTAAAAATTAAGGGTTAATATTTAATAAACGAACCATTCTCTCCGTCTTCGGAGACTTCAATCCAGACTTCACGGTCAGGATACTTTGTGTGAATGATGTCATAAAGTTCATCTGACATCATTTCACAACTCTTGTAGTCAAGGGTCATAGTCCCTTGGGCAAATAGGTTTTCGAGCCAGCGTTTGAATTGGATAAATTCAACGTCACGATCATTGTGGGTAACTGAAAGCCAAACACAAAAATGAAATATATGACGGTGAGGGTTAGCAAGAAACGATACATCATATTCATCACCTGTGGCCAGTGTGGGATCTGTGGCGGCTGCCGGATAACAATGGATGCCTTCTTTACGGAAGGTCACCCAAATCATTTTATTGGGTCGAACGTCTTGTTTAATAATCATATGAATTCAAAAAACTCTCTAAATTTTGGATTTTCTAAATTTTTAAGTGCTTCCATTCCTTTTACACTAATCCTAAATTGATAATTGTCAGGACTATCAGATCTTTCTTCAAAGTATCCAAACATTGTTCCAGAAACGTAGCCAGAATCCCCATTAATAATTTTTTGTCTTGCAGTTTCGTAGGCTCGTTCTAATTCTTCTTGGATATCATCTGCCCTAAAATCATATGTGATTTGATCTGTGATAGTTTCATCTTTATGATAAACATGATAGTGTTGTTGAAGCTTTCGTTTTATAGTCGATTGGCTATATGGCGTATTTACAATATTGTATCTACTCATAGTGCCAATACTATAAGCTGACTTAGATTCTTTTGATTTGGACTTCATTTCTAAATCAAACTCTGGATAATCAGGACCTTCATTTGGTTGGACTGGCATCCCTAATTTTGCATGGGCATCTTCAATGAATTGACCAGTGCGTCCAGATTCTCGGTGTGGTACCTTAGTACCAATTAAGCTTTTTTTTATTTTACAAATTTTTGGTTTACTCATATTGGTGTATCCTCTGTGTATTTGTCCCAGCTGGTAAAGTTACTACGATCCATCAGTGAATGTAGACTGTGAGTCCACACACCGGGATTAGTATCACCCCAAGTTGTGTCATCAATTTTAACAGTAGTGTTGTAATTAAACAAGCCAATGTATGGCAGTTTCACACTGATCATGGGAATGAAATGATCGTTCTCACTCCAGCCTTCTTCGTGAAAGTCACGAGCATAGCTGGCATCAAAGTCTAAGGTCACCCAATAGCCCAGTTCTAACAAGCTCTTGATCATATGATCCCACGACTTCCAATCTTCGTAAGTTTGTGGATTAAAACTTTGACTAGTGCCAAGATAGATATGACGAAGATTATTGATCTTTAGTACAATTTCTTCTACGGGTTTAACACCAACTACGAACAATGTGCGTTCACCTTTCATTGGAGTATGTTCTACTTCCACGCCAATAAAGTAGTCTACGTTTTGTCTACCTTCTGTATCTATTGCCATTCTATATAACCTCTGCTGTAATTTGCTGGACGATCTGCACCGTCTTTAAATGCTTGTTGCCATTCCGTGTTACGATTATAGCTTCTTGTCCAGAACTTGTCAACATCAAGTTTGCCATTTTCAATCATCCAAACAGCATCTCTCATACATTGATGAAATTTGGAATTGCGTGGACTAGGAAATACCATAGTGACAGCTTTCCAAAGCATTTTATCAAAAGTAGTACTAACTGGTTGTGTTTTGGCAGCTGCCATAATGATCAAGGCACAATCTTTGTATAAATCCTTATCAAATACATCACCTTTGCTGCTCAAATCAATTATGACGTCGTATTGTTTATCGGTGTTTGGTATTAGTCGATCACCCCACAAGTCTTGATTGGAATTGCCTATGACATCAATGTCAAATCTTAAGTGATAGTGATTTGTAATAGTATGATAAGCAACCCAAGCTAGGAATCCGCTGCCCAGTATTAATAATTTACTATTTGCACCTTGACGCCATCGCAATTCTGATAGTGCTTGGCTAACAATGTTAACACCACAGGCCACAGGTTCAATAATATATCGTGGATGTGCCTCTGGAACATTTACATATTCATATTGGCGTACTGTATATTGATCAGCGTAAGCAGGCTCACCTCTAGTAGCCACCAAATCCCCAACTCTTACATCAAAAATTGCTGTACCAACCTTTGTGACCTTGCCTAAACCTTCGTGTCCTTGCATATTCAAAGGTAGTGGCCCAAAGTTTCCTTGCATCATGTCAATGTCACTGCGGCAAACGCCGGTCATAATGCTTTTGACTTCGATTTCGTTGGCGTCAAGTTTTGGGCAAGCATATTCGCTTTCCACAAATTCGCCCTGTCCTGTAGTTACAAGTATTCTATTCATAGTTTCTCGATTTTTTTATGGATCCATTGATCTTGGTAATGTTGGTCATTCCAAAATACATTGTCGTCAATGTTAGCAATTGCAGTTTCAATCATCTTTTTGTAGGCACTTTCGGGGCAAAGACCTAATGGTTTGGATATTTTCTTATCTCCATCCAGTACAAATTCAATTTGTATGTCATCTCCGTTTAGACTGCGCCAATCTGCTGTGAATGTCCACATAGTTTCTTCACCAAAGAAGCCTAATCTACAATAGTCGTCTACATTATACACTCCTTCTTTGTTGACAGCTCCATAGTTTGTGTTAGTAATATCAGTTAGTTGCCAGCGTTGTCTAACATCCTTGCGTACACGATCTGCCTCGTCATAGTTATAATCTAAAGCGATCCATAAGCTGAGTAAATGTGGCATAAGATCACGACTAACTCCGCCAAAAGCCAATTCTTTGTTAGTAAACCAAGTTCCTGGATTAGGTACACGATCATGATTAATCCAATTAACATTGACAATTACACTGGCAGCAGCAAGAGTTTGCAATTCTTCAATCTCATCACGATATTGATTGTTTTTCACCATCATGATTCTTGTGTTGGGATTGGTGTCTAGTAGTTTGTCCCAAGCATCTGCTGTGATTAGTCCTGGTTTTTCTATAAAAACTATCTTAGCTTTTGGTGCTACTAGGTATGCAATAGCTTCGTGAGTATAATTGGGCGTACAAATATGCACAGTATCAAACTGTTCATAGTCATCTAGAGCTTGTTCTACTGTGGTGTAGTCGGCATGTTTATTGGCATCACTATCCACAGTTACGATACTATGATCCAGTTGTTCTAGCACAGATCGGTACAGTTCTCCAATGCCCATGCCTATGATAAGACTAAGTGGTTTCATTGTTCTCCTCATGTTCAAATTCATTTACTAATGCTTCTAGTTTGAGTGCATCTTCCTCATCAAATTCTTCTTTAATTTCGACATTCAATTCAGTAAAAAATTTATTATAATTAGGAATTGGGCTAACAGCACGATCTCCGCTAACTCCTCTAGTACCAATAACGTATTTCCAAAAATATGAATATTTTTTTTTGATTAGATCAAGTGCTTTGCCTTTGTCACTAGTAGCAAAAATTTCGTCAACAATGTCTCTAAATGATTCTGAAGTAAATCCTTTAGGGTATAGCATATTGGGACTAATTCCTGAGTCATATTGTCTATTAGCTTCTTGTACAGCATTGATATGATGCCATACATTATGACCCATCATAATGCCATAACTAAAACTATCCCAGCTGGTTTTATTACTTTGGCCAACTTTATTCAAATCACCCGGGCCATAAACACAGATTTCATTTAGTCTAATCTTGTCTATAATAGGACTGCTTTCAAATATGTCCAAAATTTTATCTTGTAGCACTGCGTTTTTATAAAATCTACGATCAGCTTTGTATTTTTTATCATCAGCACCAGCGCCCATTCTATAAGTCCATTTGGATTTATCCTTAGTTTCTGTCTGATAATAAATTTGACCATTTGCTGTGGCCAAAAATGGACTGGCACAGTCAAAACTAATAGTAAAGTTAGGATTATGATATTTTCTCACTGCTCGTTGGATGTCGGTGAGCATGACAGCCCAGTCTAATTTACTAGTTCCCAAAAAGTGCATCCAATCTTGCACACCTTTTTCCAACAACCCGTCAAATCGCAGTTCAACTAAGCGACTTAGTACCAGATCAATGTCACACATATTCTGACCACCCATTGCCCACCCATTAAAGTGTGCGTCTGGATATTGTTTTGGATCAGAATATTTTTTCATTTCTTTATACCAGTTATCTGCTTGACCGTGATCTTCACCTTGTAATACATTTAAAAACTTGCAACGACCATTTCTATTGCGTATAAAGTATTCATTATTGATATGAGTACCTTGTACAGCTTCGTTAAAGTCATTGATGCCAGTTTTTTGAGCATTCTCTGGAATACGCCCAACCCAACTGGGAATATCTAAACTCATACCATAGTCCATTAAACTGTCCATCCAGTTTAATACTTGACTGCGTTTCTTTTGAGCCTTAGGGCAATTAGGGTTTTTCCAATCGCCTTCCCATTTGCCCTTACCAATTTGGAATCCACCACTGTCACCTAACACCCAACTAGTATTACGATCACGATTACGGAACATGTCCTCCCTTTCACAGGGTTTAGACAAGTCTAAATTAGCATGACCAGCACTATAAAGGCACCATTCATAGTAAAATTGACCTTTTATTGGATCCAAATAGTTCATACTTTCTATGCCATTTTTAAAACTTTTAGGTATACGTGCTGGGTCAACGTAATTGAAATAGCGTTGTTTACCTATAAAGGTAGCATAAAAAGTACTAGTTGCTGGTAGAAACTTAGCGTAATCTAGTTGTGTTGATGTTAGGTTAGTGTTCATGAAGGGTTATTATTTTGTTTGTGCTGGTAAAATATAGTTGTATTCACCAATGCCGCTGTCAATAGTGATCATCATAAGTCCTTCATCTGAAATGTGCATAGTGCAGTCACCACTCAAACTTAGGATTGATATAATTTGTTGAATTGGCCATTTTAGTTCATTTTTAAGTTTGGTAACATTAGTTTGAAAAATAAAGTTACCAGCATGAGTGCTGGCATCGCCAAAGCTGCATACAAGGTTTTTATTATCCACAGTGGTAGTAAATTTTGTTTCACTAGAATGTACTTGGGCTTGTAATTTCAATCTTTGAATAGCAATTACGCTAGGGGTAAATGAAATATCCCATTTTGCACCTTTGAATGAAAGTGGCTTAATAACAGAATTAATTGTCTGAGTTGACATGAATCTAAATTCATTGGTAAAGTCGCCAGTTTCATTTTCAAAATATAAATTGCTTGGTGCAGAACCTTTAGCTTTAGAATTTTTTACCACTTCAATGGTAGCGTTTTCTTTGTACTCAGGACTTTTCAAATGCAAATTTAATTTGTCAAGATTAGTCATGCCAAACGTGCCTTCAAATTCGGCTACTGGATTTTTCATTTTGGCATTAAAGATCACGCCTTTGTCTTCAGAGATACCGTCAATTACAGTTTCTTTGTCATCACTGGTAATTTTAATGGTTGTTAAAAACCCCAATGCATGAGTATGTGCTACGATATCTGTTAAAATGTCTTTAATCATAATATTCTCCTTTGTTAATTTTATTTAGAAAAAAGTCTTCTGTCAAGTTTTAAAAATTAAAAAACTTATTGAATGTGTTCGTTTCTTCAGTGCTTTGGAAATTCCATCCTAGCACACTGATTAAGTTTTCTAATTTGTTATCAATGATGGAATTTTCCATACCATCGTGATCAAATGGCAAATCCTTAAACCATTGAGGTAATCTCAATTCATCCACTGGATAAGCCACTGAAGTATAATTTAGTGGATTGTTTTTTAGTTTGCACACAACAACTTTGGCACCATCAGTAATACTCATGGAATATTTGTCACTGTTCATAGTTTTTAAGTTGTTCCAATTAAGGCTTGCACGAACGTGCCCTGGTAAATTGGCCTTACCTGGTTTGTTTTCTTTTATCTGATATTCAGTAATATTGTTGGCACGTTTAGGACTGCCCTTCTCCCAACCAGGACGAAGTTTAAATTCAGTTCTGAATTCATTAATATAGTCAATGACTTCTCGTTCTTCGCTGCCAGTTAGAACCATTTCTAAGACTTTGCTTAAAAAGTCTTGAATAAATTCTGGAGTATCACTGCGCTTCAAGTCTAGTCCCATGGCCTTAATCTTGCCAGGCTTGTCATTGACATCAGTGCGTTTGCCTTCTTTATCATAATATAATACTGCATAACGCTTTTTAGCAATAAACAATCCTTTGGTAGCCACTAGTTCTCTACCCGCCTTAATGACTTCACCACGACTCTTTGGACAATGAAAAGCATCCAACATAAATTGTGCAAAAGTGCCGTTGACTTCATCGGCAATTTGATCATATAGGAAGATGACATTGTCCTTACTCCAAGGTACGGTACCTTTTTCAATTTCATTTTTTAGTGTTTTATATGCGCTAAAATATGCTGAGTCAGTGTCACCGTAAATGATAGCTTTGCCTACATGGTCATATTTTCCTGTGATGATTTCATTTACCTTAGCAGCCATGTGCTTGGCAACTTGTCTGCCTGTGAGCGTGGTTGATTGACCAATACGCTTATCAAAAAAGCGGCAGCCAGGATTAAGAATAGCACCGTAAAGACTATTGAGGTTAATTTTCTTAACCAATTGGCGTTTATCCCAATACTCTTCATCAATTTTGTTACCAGCATTTATGGCCTCCCTTAGTTTGGCCTGCATTTCTTTACGTTCACTATACCAGCGTTTTAGTAGGCCAGGAATAACTCCTTCTTTTTCATAAGTAAAAATTGTACCGTTAGCACTCAACATCCAAGGTTGATTGCTGTCAAAAATTAGTTTATATGTTTCAGCGGCACTGACTACATCAGTTTCTCCATTTTCCCAGTCAATGACAATTTCAGTGCCAATCTCTTTGTTCATTACTGCTTCATATTCTAATGAACCAAATTTACCTTCCCAAGCACCAGCAAAACTTTTCTTATGATCGTTTATTTGATCATAGATATATTGATCAGTTAGATTGGGACGCAATTGACCAATAATAGTTTCTGGTCCCATATTAAGTGCTCTAATGGCTGATGGATATAGACTGTTAATATCAACTGAACCAATCCAGTCATGAATGCCTTCTTTGGGATGAGCAACATAAGCACCTGCTGCCGCAGTATCCTCACGCTCGCTCATTTTAGTTCTATTGGGGACGACCACACCTTTACGATGTGCCTCATTGATAATGGCCTGCTCAGTAACTGCTACAGCACCCATAGTAGTCTGTAGTAGCACAGTATTTTCATGTGCCAATGTATTAGCTAAGTCGATAAATTTAAGTTTTTTATCTAGCTTGTCTAATAGAGCACAGTCTTGACGATTGTATTCAATGAACGTTTTAAAGTCATTGTTATAAAGTTGATCCAGTGTACCCTCATAGACAGTTTTACGTTCACCAATCTCCATTTCACCAATGGCGTCTAATCTGTAAGTATGACGTTCCTCATAAGTGTAACGTCGATATAATTCCAAACTGTCTAAGTGTACACGCCCTACAAGATCATAAGTGACTGCTTTTTTGCCGTATTTTTCATATTCTCTTCGTCTAGGATAATGATTCCATAGACAAAGACGTCTAGTATCGTCCTTACTCAATGCTTTGGTCACACGGTTAACAGTGTAGGGTATATCGTAGCCCTCACTGTTCCAACCAGTTAATACGTCAGCGTCTTCAATTAAGTTTAAGAATGTGTCCAACATATCAGCTTCATTACTGAAGATATATGTGTTGGGAAGTTCCTTGACTAGTTCCTCAGCCTTTTCAACGCTCATACCTTTGGGCGGCACTGCTAAACAAATCAGTGTATCTAGCCATTGTAAGTGTACACTGATAGCAGTGATAGGCATAAATGCATCATCTGGGCTTGCATAGCCACGTTCTGGATCAAAGTCTACTTCGATGTCAAAAAATGCCACATTAAGTTTGGGCGCATCGGCGTTGAGATAGTTATCACTCAAACAGACAAATACTTGATTGATATCTGCTTCGTAGATTTTTTTATTTGAATTAATCTTTAGTTCTTTATGAAAATCCTTTAGTGTTTTACAAGTGATTTTGTTTACGGTATTGCCGTAAATGCTAGTGTACTTGCCTTTGGGATCATCATAATATAACGTGTAACGGCCAGGAATATCTTTATATTCTCTTTTACCATCACGGTTACGTTCCACAACCCTGACAATATCATTGTCACGGTCGAAATAAGCATCGACGTACATAAACTCTCCTATGTCTTTTGTGGCAGACAAATACCGATTGAGCAGATTATGGCCTGCTTGCCTTACAAGTATACTTTACTTATGCCTAAAATGTAAATGACAGTGATTATCAATTGCACTACAAATAAACTCCATTTACGCCAACACCATGCTAGATATATCCATCCAATATTGCCGGCTAAACACACCCATAAATTTAATGGATAGACATTAAAACTGGTCAATGCCACGCCAATAATCAGTAGTGCAGTCAACGTCCATTCAATAATAGAGTCTTTGATTTTGGACATTAGATTTTTTTGGTAATGTCTAGAATTGCTTCCACTTCCTTCCAATCACTGTCATGGGCACTCCAATCACCTTTGTGTGCAATCTTGATAGCACGATTGATCACGCTGGTTTTGACATTGAGTTCTTCGGCCACTGCTTTAACTGTTTCCTTGAGACCCTCTTGAAGGTCTTCAATTTCACGTAGTACAGTGGATCCTTCGTTGATGAGTTTTTCCAATTTGGCCTTTTCTTCTGGACCGTACATTCTACTTGACATATTATCTCCTTAACTTTGCTAGTATACTGTATTTGTTGGCCTAAGTCAACAAAAAGTAGTTGACAATTCTACCATATGAGCATATAATGTATACATGTTGAACTACTTCATTACATATCATGAAAAAGCTTGTCCTTGCAGTATTTTTGGCACATTCGGTAACAGCTCAGGCTGCTGATTATTTTGAGTGGGATAACCCCACTGCTAAGTTTGATGCCACCAAACGGAATTACAATGTTGTTCAAGTAGAGTGGCGTGCGGTAGATGATGTAAGTGACTATTGTAGCAAATTGAATGTGGCTCGAGGTTATGGGCCTATTACCAATACCAATATCAAAGCTTGTGGTACTCAAGACGGAAACAAGTGTGTAATTGTCACAGCCAAATATGCCAGTATGCATAACTTAGGCCATGAGTTGCGCCATTGTTTCCAAGGCTATTGGCACAGTCAATAACTATTTACGATTCAATCCTGCATTATGAATAATAGCTGTGAGTTCAGGATCTTCTCTTAGTCCATTTTCCTCGCCCTCTTTCATGAATCCTCTTCCAAAATCTGCAACATTATGACCAAAAGTTTTTGCCCCTTGCCAAGCAGCATTTCCAGCAGCTTTTAAAGCATCTTTAGTTGATTTGCCAGCATCCTGCCATGACCATTCGTCTGATTGCGGAGCAACAGGTCCAGGTGTAGGTCCAGGTGTTGGTTCTGGTCTTGGTTCTGGTCTTGGTTCTGGTCTTGGTTCTGGTCTTGGTTCTGGTCTAGGTCTTGGTCCAGGTGTAGGTCCAGGTGTAGGTCCAGGTGTAGGTCCAGGTGTAGGTCCAGGTCCAGGTGTAGGTCCAACATCTGATTTTATAAATTCCTGATATTCTTTATTTAAAGCTACTGCTTCAGGTATGTCGTTATATGTAGAAATTTCTTTCATTAGATCTTTTAATTCATTACGCATCCATAAAGCTCTATTCCCAGTAGGTCTCATTGGTTCTCCTTCGTCACCGCTGCTATTTCCTCCTGGACCAGTTTGTGTGCTGATGCCACCGCCTTCGCCACCAGCTCCGCCACCGCCGCCTTTGGATGTACCACCGCCGGCACCACCACCTTCACCCCCTCCAGCAACTCCGCCTTCGCCTCCTCCAGCGCCACCGCCTGCTGAACCACCGCCTGCTGAACCACCGCCATTAGCGGGATCATTTGCGGGGTCGTTTGACTTGCTATTCAACCATTTGTCAAGTAATGCAGTGCCAGCGACTGTAGCTCCTGCTGTGCCTAATCCTATGGCAGTATTTTTTGCTAGTTGACCAAGTCTTGATGGCTCTGCAGGTGGGGGAGTAGTTGTTCTTGGTTCTCTGTTTAAATTAGATCTTGTTCTTTGTTGTCTAGATAATTCTCCCCCACTTGGCTGTAATTCTTTATTTCTAACTCGATTATTAGCTGGAGTTTTTGGAAGAGGAATCATCTCTCCTGTCGCTGGATCAAACTTTCCACCTGCTGCGCTATGAGCATTAATCTCAGAAGCAGTATAGCGAGGTTTTTTTGGTGCTGGAGCAGGAGCAGGAGCAGGAGCAGATTTTGGTTCTGGTGCTGGTGCCGATGATGAAGCGCTTCCGCCTTTAAAAGATTTTGGATCGTCGAATCGGCTGTTTGGACGAACTCTACCTCTAGCTTCCTCCATATCCATTAATTCCATCATTAAGCTACTTTTTGATTCCATAGTAATGCCATATTGTTTCATAGCTGCTTGAGTTTTTGGTCCCATAATACCGTCCGCTTTAATTGTTGCACCTTTGGCAATTAATTTGTTTTGTAATGCTTGAACTTTGGGATCAGGATCTAGTTTTCTTGAACCCACAGTGTTGGCAGCTACTGCTCCAGTTGCCGCAGCACCTGCAACGGCCGCTGGAACAGCCAATTTATCAAGCAAACTGTTTCCTGTTTGCTGGATAACATCACTGCCATATTTATTAACAGCATCGCTAGCTACGGTTTCGCCAGCTTTTCCAGTTCTTTCTGCCCATTTAGTACCTCGAGCACCAGTTCCTAATGCTTTTCCAGCCAATTTTGTAGCACCCTTTCTAGCTAATACGCCAGCAAGTCCTGCTCCTGGAACACCAATTCCGCCAGCCAGTTCGCCTGTACCATAAAGCCAAGGGCTACGTTCTTTAGCAGCAGCATCAGCTTTTTCTTCTTGATCCAAATAATCCTGATATGATTGTTTGCCAAATGCTGATTTAGCACCAGCAGCAATTTTATTGCCTAATCCAAAAGTTGCACCTTGCCAGGCACCACGACCTGCATCGCCTGCATCTTGTTTGAATTCGTCCCAACTATATTCATCAACCTGTTGTGATTCTACTAGACGAATTTTATTTAATGATTCTTGGATTGGATCTTTCATGTTATACTCTCATGCTTCTAATTTGGTCAAGTATTCTATCATCTTGAGTCATTTCTGAAATTGGTACAAATGTTTGACCTCTGCCTTGTCTAGACATGTAGCCCATTTGTCCTGTTCTAGGATCTCTTATCAGTGGCTCACCATTAGGCCCTTTAGTTGGTTTAATTGTTGTACTATCCTGGGGGTTAACATTGCCGTGATAATCGGGATTGTCACCTACATTGGTACTTAATGGAACAGTTGTCTGTCCGTTGGAAACATATGGGTCTACTCCGCCATCTCCTGGTGGTTTATTTTGAGGATTATTTTTATCTTTTTCAATTTGAGCATTAATATCTACTTGAGCCAGTTCAGGTTTATTTGGTGCTACCTGCGGACTAACTGGTCTTTTATTGGGTTTTGGTTTATATGCAGTTACTCTAAAATCGTTAGGCGGTTTATATCCAGCATCAATTAGTGCTTGATAAGTATGTGTGCCAATTATACCATCAACATTTAGTTTTTTGCCAGGTGAACGAGGATCATCTCTACCGTTTTGGAAAGCCTTAATTTCATCAGGAGTTGTTGGCCATTTTTTATCTTCTCCAGGACTTGGTTGTGGATTATCTGGATTAACTTGTGGACTAACTGGACCAGGTCGTGGTTCCTTTTTTATTTGATCAAGAAGTTCTCGAGCTCTTTTGATTTTTTTAATTCTTGGATCAACAGCAGGCGTTGGCTCTGGTGGTTTTGGCTCTGGTGGTTTATATGTTAATGGTTCTTTTTCAGTGACACCTGACCAATCTATACCTCCTGGTGGCTTTGGATCTGGTCTAGGTGGTCTGGGTGGCATGGGTGGTTCAGCTGGTTGTGCATTTACTCTTTTTATAACATCCTGTGCTCTTTCAATGGCAGCAACTATGCCTTGATTTGGACGTTTTTCGTTTAATGCAGTTAGCACTTCGATGATCTTATTCATCTCCTCAATTTCTTTGGCAAATTTATTACCCCCACCACCCCCACCAGAAGGTGGAGTTATTGTAGTAGGGTCTTGTGTGTCATTACCAAGATCAGATAACCGAAACGGCGGTGACGAGTTTGCTAGTTCTTTTGCTCTATAGGGTGCCATAATACCTGAATCATCATTAGGACCCTCACCAAAGAAACTTTCATACAATGCGTTTGATATTGATTTTTTTCTTTTTTTAGATTCTTTTAAATTTACGGAAATTCGTTTAACTAGATCATTAAGACGTTTGATATTATCATCTACTTCAGCATTCCAATTAAGATCAAAACTTTGTGATATGGCACCTTGTTTAACATCGTCTGCTCCCCAAAGGCCAAACATACTTGTTTGTGCATTCATAGGTACTAGGCCTACAGACCCTAATCTTTGAGTAATTGCATTATCTGGACTTCTTTCTTTTTCACCGTTGACGTTATAGTATGTGCCATCTGTTGGATCAAAGAGACCTGGTAAGTTGTTTTCTGCGGCTAATTTGGCTAGAATCATGGCTCTTCGACCAGCATCAGGTTCTATTTCTACGGCTGCTTTGACAGATTTGAGTGTTAATCCTTCATCTATTCTATCTAATGTTTCTAGTAATAGTTTTATTTCCATGATTTCTTTGCCTTTTAGCTACCTACTTTTTCCATGAATTTCTGAATTCCCTCATATGTCTTAGTTAAACGTATTTGTATTTCCTCAGGTAATGAATGAAATTTAGCATCTTGAAAATATGGTAATACTATTTTAAAATGTTTCATGACAATTTTGATGTCATTTTTGGAATCTCCAGAAGCGGGGTCATCAGTGGGACTATTAGGATCCTGAGGGTTATTTGATTTAGGGTCGTTTGGATTGTCTGAATCTTTAGGTTTATTAGGATCCTCAGGACCTGGCCCTGTTTGTGGTGACATTGGGGGCGGCATGCCTGGATCTTCTTCACTTTTACTACTAAACAATTTTTTTAACGAATCCCAAAGTTCCAAGGCTGCTGGCGCCAAGCTTATTGCACCGCCAAGGGCTAATCCGCCTCTTACCCATGGTGATTTCCAAAGAGGAGTATCATCTACAGCGCTTCTTGTTGCTGCGGTTCTTGGTAGACTTCTTGTTGAGGATCTAGCTGCTCTTGACATGGCATTTCTAGCCGCTGCTCTTTCAGCTCTTCTTAATGCTTGCCTTTCAGCTCTTCTAGCTAGACGTCTACTTGCCATTCTAGCAGCCGTACCTGCAAGGGTTTCATCTAATTGTTGTTTGCCATCAACTTCGGAAAGCATGGACCAATTTTTTATTTGTTCTTGTGGTGTAAGAAAATTGTTGATATTCTCGCGATAATAACGATATACAGTTTCAGCAATGGTATCTACTTTAATTCCGTTCTTTTGAAGAACTCTATCAATTGCATCCAAAGAAATCACCAATGTTTGAATTTCAGGATCATGTGATGTACTTAATTTATCTTGAACTTTTTTAGCATCTGGATTGGATGGATCTTTTAAAACTGTATCAATAGCTTTTTCTAAACTACCAGCAGCGGCCCCCCCGGCAACAGCATCCCCTGCAGCCCCATCAAGCCCAGTTGGATCTGGTTTAAATTTAGGCATATCACCAGCTGCTCCATCAAGCCCAGTTGGATCTGGTTTAAATTTAGGTGTATCACCACTTGATCCTGTTACTGGCTTGGTACGGGTGCTATTGATCGCTGATGTTGCAAATGGGTCACCCTCGCCTGCACCGTTCGTTGGATCTACTTTCCGTTTGGAGTCCTTTTCATCAGCTTCTTCCAAACTGCGTAATTTGTCTAATATATCTTTTACTTGCATAATGTTTTCCTATGTCAATCCAAATTCTTCCATAATGGACCGAGCAATCTGACCTTCTACTTTGGGTTTGTGTTCGCCACTGTTAGGACTTTCGTGATCACCTACGTTGGCTTTTTTATAAACTTTTTTACCTGTATTTGGACTGATGTAATAATCTGCTCTCTTACCAGTTGCTGGATTAATGTCACTGCCCGTAGTTTTAATTTTATATTTTTCGCCACCTTCTTTAAACATTCCTTTTTGTCCAAATACGCTTTGAAATTGTGATCCTAACATGTTCTTTAACTTGTCTCTCTGATCTGCTCTTAATATGATTTGATTTCCATCGAACTTGAATCCCATATCACGTAGTTTGGGCATGAGTTCAGTTTTTAATAATGTGTATTTAAAAGTAGTTGGTTGTGCTACAGCATGGCCGCCCATCTGTGTTTGTGGTTTTACTCCAACAACTCTACGTGCAGCACCGGTTTCAGGGTCAATACGTAATATATTGCCACCAGTTGGCTCGCCTTCTTCTTCATCGTCCTCAGGTGCTTGATACATTTTCATACGACGATCATCGCCAGCTTGAATGTAATCTCTTAGATGTTTAACTTCTTCACCTTGGTCACTGCGTAAGGCGGAACTTTTAATAATAAATTCTGCTGCTTCTGCACCAATAAAGTCTAAGTCTCTAAATATGGTTCTTAAATGTTGAATTGTAGTTCTAAAGTCATCAAACAAGAAATCAATCTTTAGTTTAGTTTTGGCACCTGATTTATCTCTAGTGCCACGTTTGGCAATCTTGTGCATGACGTCTTGTGGGAATGATCCAAAGTCGCCAAACACATGGGGAGCGCCAGCGTTATCTGCGGTGATAATAATGTATAGTTTACCACTTGGACGATCTAGTTCATCCAGTTGAGTTTCATCTACATCTTTGTCGGCCAATCTACGATAGCGATCTGCATTTCTATAATATTTTTCAGGATCCATGTTACGAGTCATAGCATCGTGAGGCTCCATGCCCATAGATTTTAAATCTTGATGTACTTCATCACCTTCATAATCAAGATCATCCGCTTTTCTACGTAATCTTGATTTGATAGTAGGATCGACTTTACGTAGCATCTGCTTCAAGCCTTCCTTTGTATTTTTCGTGACCTTAGCGTTGCCAACCATTTGGTCTTTTGGTTCAATGGGGGGAGTTTTTCTATCCTGTTCTTTACGACGCTTTGCGGCCAAATCAGCCACTGAGCCTTTGCGTGGGGGTTTACCATAACTAAATGGGCCGCCTTCCGCCACACCTTTCTTTTTCTTTTTAGCAATAGCAATAGCAGCCTGTTGAGCTGCATTCTGTGCCTCACCCACTCTACTTTCTTTTGGCACACAATTTGGCACAGTCTTGCTGCCTTTCTTTTTAGTGCCTACCATTTTGTAGTTGTCCCAGCAAGGATCTTTATCCTCTTTCATTTTAGGTTTGAATCCAGCTACTGGTTTACATTTGCATTTACCAGGCGGGCAACTGCATTTGCTGCTGCCACATTGTGGACATACCCGACCCTCTTCCAATGCACCACCGACTAGTTTACCTTTGGGATAACCTTTTGGATCCATGGCTTTTAATTGACCAGCTGGGCCTTCTTTGTGACCAACAGCAGCACCAGCAAATGGAGTACGCATTTTTTCGCTTACTGGGGATGCCTTTTTTGAACTAGGCATTATGGCGTCTAATTCTTGTTTGGCTCGACGTGTAGCAGGTTCATTTTTTTTACGTTCTTTGTCTACGGCAGCACTAAGTTTTTCCTGTGCAGTCTTTTTTGGTTTTTTTGATTCATGAATACGTACTGTGGCACGTTTGCCTTTTCTTTCCAAGCTTCTAGATACATTTTGTGCTTGTTTATAATCGTCAAATGTTTTCCAATATTTGCCATCAATATACACGGAACCACTTCTAGTTTCGTGACCTAGCTCATGTTCTAGTTCACGACGTTTGAATTCGCCTTTGCTATCATATTGTTCTTCCTCAATGGAATCTCTATATTTTAATGCTTCTATACGACCATCTTTTTCTGCATCAATTAGTTTATGTATATCTGACTGGCGCATCACACTGGCTAATGGTTTGCCGGATATTTTTGCCAATCTATATTTTTTCATCAACAATAATAATTCGCCGTCAGTGGGCTTTTCTCTTTCGAGATACTCGTCTAGTTGTTGACCTTTATGCTTTTGTACACCTTGTTTGGCGTCTTTTTTCTTGTCTTTATGTTTGCCAGCAGCACCACCCCCTACAGCAGCATTGGCGTTTTTAGCCACAGGATTACGTTGTTTAGGTGGTTGTGGAGGATTTTTCTTCTCCATTATATTGCGAACAATTTTTCTAATGGCCGCACTAGATTCGTAACTTTCTGAAATATGTACTAGTGGTGCAGGTTCTGTTTTAGGTTGAACAGGTTTAGCCTTAATCTCAAGGGGTTTAGCAGCACTTTCCACAAGAGTAATATATTTCTTCATGTCCATTTAGTTTGTTCCCTTACCTTCTACACATTCCTTACAATGACAATCTGGGCAATAACTACAATCATTACAACTATGTTCACAATGTCTAGGACAATTACAAGTTTGGCACTTAGGTTGATTTAATTTCAGTGCCAAATATGCATCATAGTCATCTACATAGCTGGGTAATGACATATTATTTGGCCTGGTTTTTCCACATAGCTGCGGCAGCAATTTTCTTACCTTTTTCGCCACCGCCAGCAGCCTTAGCTACTTTGTCAAAACTTTTGCCTGGTTTACCAATGTCTTTACCAGCTTGTGCTTTCTTAGCCACAGCTGATTTTTCACCTTTGCTCATACCAGCACTGGGTTTGGCTTCCATCATGCCGCTACATTCTTTCATACCATGTACCGGGCAGCTTTTACCTTTTGGTGAATGATTACATTTTCCCTCGCCTAATGCAGCACTGGAATTAGCCTTTTTCAAATCATCTGAATTGGCTCTCATTCCTGGCACTGAAGTTTTTGCAGTTGCTGGAATCCCTGATGGTTGACTCGGTCCGCTTATTGCAGCTTCTTTAACTTTCTTGCTAGCAACGGCTTTTTTCATTGGTTCTTTTTTGTTGCCATCTTTGTCCATGTCTAGGAAGTCTGGTTTAGCGCCTTCTTTAAATGGCAATCCAGCAGCCTTACGACGACTACCAATCACTTCGTCTTTGCCACTTTCAATTTCACCGTCGCCGTCATAATCTTTCTTAGCTTTTTTAGCTTTGGCTTCGTCTAGATCACTCATGCCTTTACGCTTGGTCAATTGATCCATTGGACTGACTTTACGTCCATGAACTTGTTTGGCTAGGAATTTAGCAGCACGTTCATCATGATCTGGATGTAAACTGGTTATAGGGGTATCGCCTTTTAGTTCATGATCTGCTTTAGTTCTACTAGCTTTTCTACTATGTCTTGTATGACCACTGCTAGTTGTTATTTTATTAAAGTCGCTTGGAGTATCATCGTCACCACCACGATCATCTTCACTCTCATCTACTTTTTTCTTTTCTTTAGCTTTGAGTTTTTCAGCCTGTGCTTTCTTCAGATCCTTAACTTTTTCTTTAGCTTCAAGTAGTTTGTTCTTTAGAATTTTCTTTTCGCTTTCAGTGTACATTTCACTGTCTTCAATGGCACGACCATATTCAGTGAACTTCATTTCGTATTCTAAATAGTGATATACACTGGCAAGATAGTCAGCAGCTTTGGTAATTTTAGCCTGTACCCAACCTTCTAGTTGAGCATCGTCTTGCATCATTTTAAATAGTTTTAGGCTATATTTGGCTGTTTTGTATAGATCAGCTTTGGCCATTTTACCTTCATCATCTTGTTCAGGTGCTGGCATAGGTGATTGCATGTTAATATCCATTCTCTACTCCGTATTCAAGTTATTTATCGTTTTAAGCTGCCGCCAGTTAAAAGGTTTGCTCCTTTGACATCCAGCGCATTTTTTACTGTGCCATCTTTGTTTTTATAAGTCTTGCCCTTTTTATTTTTATAAGTTGGGCCTACTGTGACATTGCCTGCGCTAGTTCCACCTGCTGAGGCTGTTTCAAGTAATTCGCGTATTTTCATAATTATACACCGTATTTGTTCTTTTTATGTTTGTGTACAGGACTGACAGTATGTGTGGAAGGTAATTCTTTACTTTTCATATCACCTTTGTTAAGGTCAGTATATTTGGCGCCTACCACTTTGGCAGCTTTTTTAAACATTTCATTTTCTACTTCAGTGTATGGATGAATAGTTTTCTTTTTACCGAACCAACTTTTGCCGTCAATATCTGGAGTTTTAGAGCCATCAGTGCCTGCCATGGCCTGCCCTAATTTAAATGCCACATAGTCGCTATTGGCCATTTCCACATCACTGTAGGTGCTCAAACCTCTAGTAGGTTCTTGCTGCCTCTTGGTGATTTTGCCTTGGCTAACTTCTAATAATTCTCTGATCTTCATCTCATCCCCTTGCCAACGGGCGGTTCGCCTGTGAGGTAAGGCATACTAAACCATAGTTGGAACCATTCCTTGCTACCTGGTATAATATTATGTTTCTTCATTAGTTGGCCTTTTTCGTCCCCAGTCAAGCTGATATTGCTACCACCATAAGGGTTGTCTATATCGTATTTAACATATCCTCGATATTCGTTAATGCCTGCTAATTTTTTTAATTCATCTAAGTTCATTTAACCGCCACCCATCCATGGATCCATGATCACCAATGTATTACCTCTCTGCATTACATTGCAACTTTGAAAAGTGATGATATCATTCTCAAAGCCTAATTTACGACCTGTGAGCATAACTGATTTCAATGTTTGATAGAATTTAATATATGGTCGATATTGTGGATCTAATGGCTTACCCTCTTCAATACCGTCTGTCATACTAACCAGCATGTCTTCATACTCAGGATCTACTTCTTCGAGTCGTTCCATGGTTATTTGACGAAACCGTTCGCCATCTAATTCAATATTGTCTTGAATTTGGTGAAACTTTGGCAAGTGTGGATTACGGGCATTTGCCTGGCAATAGTTGTAAAATGCCAGGAATGAATTTTCAGCAGTAGAAATATCTCCACTTTCAGGCATAAGTATCTTTTTCACTGGCCCGGTTTCTTTAGCAAATACTTGTGCATCTGTTCCAGCACCGATATTTTCGTAGCCTAATTTCTGCATATGGGCATTAAGCAGTTTGACATGACGAGCATGGTCAAACTCGTTTAATGTAGTCTCAGCTACTTTTTTTTTAGGCTTTTTTTCAGCAGCCATTTGAGTCATACGCTGTTGCGCCTTATGCATTAGAGCCATAACTTCCTCATCGTCAATCTCTGGGCTCATAGCATCACGCCATACTGCAAATTGCTCATCATGACTCTTTGATGGATCCATCAACACAGCTCGCATAGGTGTGGCACGTGGACCTTCTTCTTCACGACTTGGGTCACTGGTTTCTTGTCGACTGATAACTTGCAAGTTTTCAAAGTCAAAAGCAATATTGCCTTTTTTGTCTGGTTTGCCATTGTAATGATTTAGGTATTGGAAGGCCGCTTTTTGATCAGCACCTACAACAATTATGGCATTTGTATAACCTTGTTGATTTAAGTTAGCTAACACTCTTGTTAGGTCTGGCAATTCATCTGTGGCAGTTTGAAATATATGACCTTGTTCAGGAAATACTTTACGATATATGGCTAATTTTTCTTCAGGTTCTAAAGGATCATCTGGACCATAGCTTCTACTGACTACAAAGTAAGGATCGCCTTCGCTGTCTTTGGCGTGGGTAATCACGCTGCTGGCCAACATCATATGGCCCTTATGGCCCATACCTCTACCCCAACCTACTACGGCTGTTTTACCTTCCCCGGTACGATTAATATTTTCAAATAGTTGTCTTAGTCTCATCTTTCTTTGTCCGGAGACCAATTAGCTTGATCGATAGCTTTGACAAATTGTCCAGGTACATCGTTTGTAAATTGTGAGCCAGGATGTGCCTGTACATAGCCTTCTGGTTTGGTCTGTCTAATACCACCGTGTGTGCCTGCACTCAGAGAATTTATTAGTTCAAGTTTGGCATGAGTGATCATTTCCACAGCGTCAAGTATGGCATTTAGGCCAGCATGATCTGCTAGAATTTTTTGACTTTGACCAGCACTGACGTTTCTAGTAACCCAATCGTGGAACTTTTGTTTAACGCCGGGTGTGCGTAAGTTTTGATTATAGAATTTATAAAGTATATCACCAGGTTTACTTAGGCCAGGTTTAGGTGCTAGGAATCCGTCAATTAAGTTTGCGTTTTGGCTAATAAAATCTTGAGCACGAAGTAGGCCTGACATTTCAATATCTTCAGGAGGTTCAGCATAAGTAGTACCTTGAACAATAACTTCAGGAGTGCTTAATGATTCTGCATCTGGCATTCTGCCTTCATCACTGCTACCTAATTCAGGATAATAGCCAGTCACAGCTACCATGACCTTGGCCTTGGCAATACGTTGTCCTAGTTCGGTACTATGTCCAATATGGAATGTGGTAATGTTTGGGGTGAATTCATATTCACCTGTATGTTTGTTTACAGTGGGTTTAGCACCGGGATGGAATAATAGTCCGCCCTCTACAAAGCCAACCTCTGGACTGGCCTGTTCAAGATAGGGCCATAAATTACTCATTTCACGAGCATATTGTTTGCGAGTTACTTCTTTGTCTGGATCTACTCTACCAGTGCCTAATATGAATCTCTGTACTTCATCGGGGGTTTTTGGTGTTGTACTAACACCAGTTTCTAATTTAGTTTTACCACGTTTTAAATATTCCCAAGCATTTTTAGGAATCATATAAAATGTGCCATCTTCATCACGGCCCCAGTATAATACAGGACTGCCGTCCCATTTAAGTTCTATATTGCCACCTTGACTAGACATTGATTGTAGTCTTTCGATGGCATGCATTCCGCCGTTAGATCCGTTAGTAAAAACCAAGTCTTCAATATGTTGATACTTACGACCTATTCCAGGTGCTGCTTCTTGTAAATGAGTTGCATTAGCACCTGCATCAGGTGTGGCACTTTGCCAACTACTACTAGCACGAGCTTTAGCAAATATATCATTGCGTAGATTTTCATCTGGAATAGCGGCCATTATGCTTTCTACGCTGCCTAAATCTCTTGCTGTGGCCTGTGAACCAAGTAGATATTGAGCAATTTCGTCTAAGTCGTCACTGAGGAAGTCTGACTTTTTGCCTAATTCATTACGTTTAAATAATCCTTCATCTGGACTCCACAACAGGCCTTTATGGATGGCCAAATTGGTTATCATCATTTGTTTGTTGACACCCTTGTATGGGCTACCTTTGGGAATATCATGTACATGAAATCTATGTACTCTACCCGCTTTTGGCACTACTTTAATGTCCACTTGATGAAATCTATCATGGAAAGGTAGTTTAACATGTACTTGAACACCGCTTTTTTTAGTTTCTAATCCTTGACCTTGTAGGAATTTTTCCAAGGCAATTCGTACATGTTTTCCATCTGGTTCCATTTGAAAGTTTTCAGCAGCTTGATTTAAATCTACCATAACATCTAGGTCACCACTGATTTTGCCTGGTGTCGGAGTAGCACCGCTGCCAATTCTATATACTTCTAGTCCAGCATCACTTAGATATTTTTCAAGTGTATTGGCCAAATTTTGTGCTATGGTTTGATCAAATGGTTCAGTGTCGGGCCATATATTCCCGCCCTCTAATAGAGGTCGTTGGGGTCTGTGAAATAGTTCTCTTAGAAACATGTTAATCGTATTTGCCGTCTTTCATATGACCCAATTCAGTTTCATAAATTTGTTTTGCAGTTCGTTCGATGAACTTGGATTCTAATTCATCCTTCAATTCTCTAATTGGAAATTCTTTTTTGTATGACTCGTAAGCTTTACTGATAAGAGGTTTAAACACTCTATGACTGAAATTTTTACCATCATCAAAACTACCCTTACACATTTTTAATATAGGGTAGAAGTTTTTACGATAAAAGTCATCGTTATGATGCATGAAATAAACAAGGTCTTCAGCCAAGTCAAAGTCCAACTTCTTTTCGTCTTTGTCAATGACTTCTTCAGTATGGCCCTTCATGACTTTGTCAATGGGCTCTTTAGTATTGTTAAACAGTTCAAAAATTTTCATATCATATAGCCAGAGTTACTATGTGATATTTATCAAACGAATAACATTTAGTCTCCTAATTTTACCACACGTTCAATACGCTGTATATTAGAACCTAAGAACATTTTAACCATAGTGAGGCTACGATCATCTTTGACGTAAAAATATCGTTGTTTACATCCCCAACCTAACTCTAATTGTGTTTTACAAGTTCTAGGCATGCGTATTTTACTATTGTTATCACACCATTTTACTAGGGAATCTTGTGGAGTTCTAATATGTCCTAATGTGATTTTATAGTCAAAATCTATTTTCTTAAGATATATAACACCTTTTTCTAACTCTTTCTCTGATAAACTAATATATTTGACAACATCAGTCACAGTGTTGGTGATTTTTTTAACGTCCTCTAGATTGTTAGTGTATATGCTTACAAGAGGTGATTCTACTCTAAGAACATAATCTGACATTGAAGTCAGCAGGTTTAAAATATTTTCAGCTAAGGTAACATCATCAGTTGACATGTTCTTTGACCAAAATTGTAAACTCTTAGTGGCACCATTAGCTTTATAGTAAGCTAATTTTTTAGAGGCACTGTCAAGGTCATTACCTCTGAACACGCTGGCGAATACAGAGATAATGACAACTTTATATCTATAAGTGTCTAAAAATAGCTTTTTAGTTCTCTTGATAGGTATCTTGGGATTCAACTTCATTTTCGATTTCCACGGGCTTGACAGCTTTGACTTTCTTAGTTAAGATCAACCCATCATTTACTGAATTGTTGGTAATCATCAAAGTACCACCATCCTTAAGATCACCAAACAGCATCATCTTAGCCAATGGACGTTTGATTTCCTTGTCAATAACACGTTGTAATGGTCTTGCACCCATCTTAGGATCAAAGCCTTTTTCAATCAACCAGTTAATAGCAGCTTCATTGATTTTGACTTTGATGGCTTTTTCAGCAACTTGGAATTTAAGTTCGTCAATAAACTTAATCACAACCTTACGCATAGTTTCTTTGGCCAGTTTCTTAAAGGTAATAGTGGCATCAAGACGATTACGGAACTCTGGACTAAAGAATTTCTTAAGGTCCTTGTCATCGTAAGGTTGTTCTTGGCTACCAAAACCAATAAGGTTCTTTTCAGCTGCCTGTGCGCCAGCATTGGTAGTAAGAATAAGCACAATGTTACGACAGTCTGCCTTCTTACCATTGCTGCCAGTGATAAAGCCATTGTCCATCATTTGCAGTAATACAGTGGACACATCTGGATGGCTCTTTTCCACTTCATCAAACAATAGTACGCTATATGGGTTTTCTTGGATCTGTGTGATCAGCAAGCCGGCATTTTCCTCAAAGCCTACGTATCCTGGAGGACTACCAATTAGTTTGCTAATACTATGTTTTTCCTGATATTCACTCATGTCAAAACGTAATAGTTTAACACCCAAATGTTTGGCCAATGCTTTAGCAGTTTCAGTTTTACCACAGCCAGTTGGGCCCATGAAAACAAAGCTGCCAATTGGTTTGTTTTCTGATTTAAGTCCAGCACGAGCAACAAGGATTTTATCTACTAGCTCAGTAATAGCAGCATCTTGACCATATACTTCGGCAGCAATTTGTGTGTCTAAGTTGGCAAGATTGTTGCTTTCAGTTTCGGCAATTTGCTCTTCGGGCATTTGAATCATACGTGCTAGTTCAAATTGAATTTCTGGTTCACCAATAGTTCTTTCCTCTACAAGTTTAATATTAAATCTTGAACAGGCACAATCAATAAGATCAATGGCCTTGTCAGGAAGTTTTTTATCACTTTGGTATTTCACGCTGAGTTTAACCGCAGCTTGAATTGCTTCTTCGGTAATTTTAACTTTGTGATGACTTTCGTAGTATTTCTTAATACCTTTAAGAATTTGCACAGTGGTTTCGGTACTGGGTTCGTCTACAGTGATACGTTGGAAGCGACGCATTAGAGCACGATCTTTTTCAAAGTACTTGCGATATTCTTCCCATGTAGTACTGGCTACTACTTTGATATTGCCCTTGCTCAGTGCAGGTTTCATCATGTTAGCTAGGTCATTAGCACTATTACCTGCTGAGCCAGCTCCACTGATCATATGAGCTTCGTCGATAAACAAAATAGTTTTGCCTTTGCTCTGTAGGCCTTTGAGTACTAGTTTGAAACGTTCTTCAAAGTCTCCACGATATTTGCTACCGGCCAACATGCTGCTGATGTCCAAGTTATAGACCACATAGTCTTTTAGGAACTCTGGAACAGCACCTTTGACAATATTAAAGGCTAACCCTTCTGCAATGGCAGTTTTACCAACGCCTGGGTCACCAACCAGTAGTACATTGCTTTTGTTTCTACGGCCCATGGCCAATGCAATATTTTCCAATTCTGTCACACGTCCAATAACTGGATCAACTTTGTTTTTCTTAACTGCATCGTTTAAGTTAGTGGTAAAATTTTTGATAGCACGATCTACTTGAACGTCGTTGACAGTTTCCTCTTCTTCGCCTTGTAGTTCACTGTTTAAATAATCAGCAAATTTTCCTTTGTCAATACCTGCCTGTTGGATGTAGTAGCTGGCATAGCTACGTTTTTCTCCCATGATACTAAGGAATACATCGCTTAGTTCCATAGTTTGGCGACCATTGAATAGAGCCTGTGTGAATGCACGATTTAGTACACGTTCAACGGCCTGTGTCTTTTTAGGTTTGACAACGTCTTCTTTGACAATATCTGTAAGTTTGTTCTTAAGATAATGTTCTAGATTTTTCTTAATGTAGTCAACATCTCCGCCAAACCCTTGTACGCATTTTACAAAGTCTTCTTCGCTGAGCATGGAAAACAGCAAGTGTTCAATGGTCAAGTACTCGTGTTTAAGAGTCTTGGCCAAGTCAATGCTGTGTTCAAAGACTGCCTTAAGATTGTCGCTGGGCTCTACCATATTTTTTCCTTAGTTTAGATAATTTTTTACGGGCCATTTCAATTTTCAATTTGCTTACTTTGTCAGTAAAGCATACTCCATCTAGATGTTCTATTTCGTGTAAGACGCATCTAGCATCTGTGTCCTTAAGTTCTATTATATTGTTATTTCCTTCGTTGTCAAGATATTGTACAACCACTATTCGTGGACGTTTAATAGGCAGTGCCAGATCTGGAAAGCTCAAACAGCCTTCAAGACCTTCTCCTAGTTCCTCACTGGCCTCCATTACTTCGGGATTGAACATGGCAAATGGTCCCATTTCCAAACTCCTATCACGAGGGAATATGGCAATAACTCTAGCTTCAATGCCCACTTGATTAGCTGCTAGTCCAATGCCTCTTTCTTGGACCATGAGTTCTACCATTTCTCTTTCTAGTTGTTTGGGGTGCATGACTGGGTTATCAAAGTCAAACTCTGGCATAGTTTTCTTTAATATGTCATTTGGAAATTTTATCAATTTCATTTTTTATTTCCTCTAATTTTTTCTTTAGTTTTGGATCTGTGATTTCAGGCACTGTGATATTTACTATGATTACAAAGTTGCCTTTGATATTTGTTTGCAAATTTTTAAAGCCCATGGCCTGTGCAGCATATTCGCCGCCATGTGTTATGCCAGGCTTTATACGAATATTCATACTTTTGCCATCAATAGACTCTACTGGTTTAGTACAACCTATCATGGCTTCTATGGCAGATATTTCTACAACAGTAGTTAGGTCATCACCTCTACGTTCAAAGTTTGGATCACTGTCCACAGTCACAGTGCAATTTAAATTGCCTCTGGGCCATGCTGCATTTGAGTCATCGCCCATGCCTCTAAACTGTATGGTGGCACCATCATTGATTCCTGGTGGAACGTTGATGACCACTGTTTCTCTACGACCTGATGGTAAGGCAAAATTAGCTTCTAATTCCTTGCCTGTATAGCTGTCCAATAGGCTTATTCTACATCTAATATTTAGGTCTAGGTTTCTACGTGGTTGTTGTCTAGCATTGAAGTTAAATCGATTCCCACCAAATCCGCCAGCAAATGCCTGTGCAAATATGTCGTTAATATCTTCAAAGTTGTTAAAACCACCTGGACCTTGATTGGGTCGAGGTCTTGTACTGCCCATGTCATATTGGGATCTTTTGTTAGGATCGCCTAACGTTTCGTAAGCAGCTTGAATGTTTTGAAAAGTGGCAGTGTCACCACCCTTGTCAGGATGGTGTTGGCTGGCTAGCCTTCTATAGGCTTTTTTGATTTCCTCTTGACTACAACCTTGCTGTAGCCCCAATATTGAATAATAGTTCATCACTAGTAATTATACTAGGATAAACGAACAATGTCAAGGATATGATTATTTTTTGACAGGAACGTCTGTGCCTTCTAGCTTTTTATGAACTTTGATAGTTTTACAAACTTCAACAGTCTTGCCATTCTTTTCTTCATTGTGGCAGACTTTTTTCATTTCTGCTTCGGCATATGCACCACCAATTAGGGCAGTTGTTGCTAATAGAGCTAATAATTTTTTCATTTTATTTTCCTTTAGATTATGGGAAATGATGGTTGAACTGGAGCAGGTTTGCCACCAAAGCCTGTTAGTACAGTGGCCGCAGTACTGGCGGTATTTGAAGGAACTGAGAAGTTACTACCAAATCCTGTACTGGCAGCAGCGGCACCAACCCCTGTGTTGAAACCTGTACTTGGTGTATTAAAGTTGTTGGTGGGGGGTTGGCTGTTTGATTGAGGTGGTTGATATGTTGTTCCGAAACCTGATGATGTAGATAATCCGCCATTGTTAGCTCCTGCTATTTTTTCCTGTGTACGACCAAATGCTGCCAAACCTAATACAGCACCCATGGCAATGTGGTATAATCCAGCGCCTTGCAGTGTGAGTGGTTGCCATTGACTGGTTACCTGACCATGACTAATACTTTGTAGAACACTCCATAGGATAGGGAATATGACAAAGTCTGCGGTACAGGTCAACATGTAAACCCAACCCATGGCAGGACGCCATTTACTATTCATCCAATCTTCTTTTTTCTGTTCGCTTGCGCTTAATTCAACCTTTTCGTCTGCCATGGTAGTTCCTTAAATCCAAAGTAACAGCCCTTGGCTGCTGAGTAATACACCTACTGCTGCTACTACAAAACTGGCCCAGAACATAGGCATACTAACTGCTAGAATACTGGCACTTAATATAACAATGCTAAGTTGATAGGCAGTACTAGCATAGCCTATCCATGGACTACGCTTTTTAGCTTCGTCACGATCAGCCTCAAGTTGCCTTGCTTTGACCATTAACTCTTTTTTGCCCTCTCCCTTTTCAGGATCACTTTCATAACGATTAATTTTGGCAGTTAATTCTGCCACACGTTTATCATCCTTACGGAAAGCAGCATCATCGCGAGCATATTCAGCCATGGTCTGCTTCATACTTTTGGCCTGATAAAATGCCCAAACATCGTTGGCCTTAATGGTATTGTTTAGAACTGTGCTGCTAAGTGTGCCACCATACCAAGCATTTACGGCCAACAATAGAGCAAATAAGTTAATGGCCAATCCTGCTTTGTCCTTGATCTTGGCTTCCCGTTCACTGCGACTACCCGCTGGTGGTTTTGCTGCGTCGTGATCTTTAGGTTGTTTGGTTATTAAGTTTAACATGCTGTCGAGTAATGCCATTTTATGCTCCTAATACGTGAAGTGCGTGACTATAGTGTTTCATTCTATCATCTAATCCCAATGTGCCTCCATTAATTTTTTTAGTTAATGTGGTAATATCGCCCATATCGGCCCATTTGTTTAGATTATTACTTTCCCAGAACCAGCAAGCACTTTGTACAGCACCTTCAAAAGTGGCTAGGTAATGTGGAATATCGTTAATATCAGTTTCAATGCTGTCGGCAAAGGCCTGATAGTTGCTGCGACCAGTAAGTTGAATTAGGCCTCTGCCACAAAAGCGCCATCCATCTCCGCTGTCCTCGCTGCCATTGCCCATACGATTAGCATAAGCACGATTGGCAATACGTTCTGGGTTATGGGCATAGCGTTGTGCAGTACCAAGGTCTTTAAAATACTTAGGCCAAACACGCATAAGGCTTTCTGCTTTATAGTTTAGATTTTCTTGTAGGAAAACAAAGTTACCACTTTCATGGGCACATTGAGCTACAAAAGCAGCTACCCGACGTGGTGTGTTAATGTCGTAGTCTGGAAGAGCCTGTTCCAAGGCATGATGCCAATGATCTACGTAATGGTTAGTTGGGATAAGTTTGGCCAATTGCTCTTGGCTTAGAATGAAATCGCTCATTTATTGATTTCCTCGAAAATGCGTTTTTGTTGCTTGTACCACTCCTGCCAAGCTACTAGTCTTTCTCTGATTTCGTTGTACCTTCCGTAGTTTTCGACGACTGTGTCGAGGAGGTCACTTGCTTTAACTCCGGAACTGGATCCATCAGAAACGCTGGGACCTCCGGG